CAGTTTCTTTAATGAATTTCTCGTATTTAGCATCATAATCACTCTTAGCTTTTTTAAGTTTAGAGTAAATACTAGCTTTAGTATCATATAATGCTTTAAGTTCTGCATCAGATATGGTCGGATCCATATTTGCAGCATTATAAGCTTCAATCTCGGCAGACTTTAATTCCATAGCTTTAGCAAGCGCATTACGCTCGGATACGTTCTTTGAATAGAAGCGTTGTTGCTGTAGATTCTTATATTCTTGCTTTAAGCGTCTTATAACAGAATCATCAATACTAGCTTGTGCATTGATTTTAGCATTAATATCTGCAAGTTCATTAATCAATGGAATCTTTTCTTTCAGATATGCGTTTTTAAGTGCATCTTTAGTTTTACTAAAGTAAACATCAGAAACGTATTCCAAAGATTGACGTTTATAAGTATCACTATCATTTTTAGTATATTCAACATATTGTCCATCAATAACGTCAAATTCTTTCATAGATAAGTAGATACTATCAATATCGTAGTCCCAACCAGTACGAGTAACAAGATGTTCAGGAACTATAGCTTGACTAGCACCATTATTCAGAACTCCTACAACTTTAGCAATGAACATAGATTGATGACCCTCAGTAGGAATACGAATACCAAACATCGTTCTAAGATTCTCTGGAACACTATTCAAATCAAGATTACCATTAGCATCTAATTTAAATCGAGAATCCCAATTATTAAGTATAATCTCAGCAGGATGAAAGACTTTAGTACCATCAGCTTTAGTTTCCCAATATTCACTTTGAAGTTTAAAGTCAGCATTTTTCTTAATTATAGGCGTACCATTAACGTCTCTTTTAATCGTACCATCTTCATTAAGTTCAGCACGAGATTGCCAATAATCATCAGAGAACTTAATTTGACCTTCAAGATACATACGTTGGACATTAGCTTGAGTTCCTTTAACAATCCCTTTTTTGTCCAACGTAACAGCAGCAGGTTGTAAGAAAGTATCAGGCTGAATAGTAACGTGAGCACCTTTAAGTTTAAGATTAGTAACACGACGTGTAATACGAGCTAACAAAACGGATTCAATACGACTCTTAATCGTAGGATGATAAAAAGGTATAAAAGGTTTACCGTTAATAACAACAGTAGCTTTTATAAAGTTTCTATCAATTTCAGTTTCATTAAAATATCTACGAAGATCCGCAAGAACTAAATCAAGATCAACACCGATAACATTTCTTAGACCACCATCAGTTTCAATTGAAGTATATTTAATATTACCGTCATTAGTAATAGCACCCCAATCAGCCAACAAACGATACATCTCATCATTTGCGTTAGCAGAAAGTAACATCTGATAATACTCAAAAGCTCCTGAACCATCATAAGAATAATCTCCAGTTTTACCTTTACGAACAGTACTACCTATAGTATAATCTCCATTAAATACAAGGTTATCAAGAATACGCTTTTGAAGCTGAGTACCAATCTTATTCTCTTCATCCATAAGATGCGAAGGAACTTGTTGTTGAATATAGAGGTTACTATGACTAAGAGTGTGTTTAAAATCTTCAACACCTTTAGGATAACCTTTTAATTCAAGACGTTTGGTAGCTTCATTATACTGAATATTAAGAGTAGCTTTTGTACCATTAGTATAAGTGTATTTACCATTTGCATCTAAAATAGGGAAACCTTTAGAATCAACTGCAATATTTTTAGATATATCAAAGAGTTGAACTTTAGGCATACCACCAACTTTATGACCAGATTCAAAGTTAATAGAATCAATACCTTCTTGTTTCATCCAATCATAAAGAGTTTCATAACCAGTACCTTTGTACATACGTTTAAATATAACAAGAGTACTATTCTTATCTTGATGCGAGAATACAATATCAGTATTAAATCTATTATTAAGCGTAGATTTACCACGTTTGTAGAAGTAATACTTTAATTGTTCAACAATACGTGCATAATCACTAGGACTAATAGGTGTATCCTCATCAGCAACAATATCAGCTAAAGTTCTACCAGAAGGTAAAGTAAAACTATCATAATCACCCATAGCTTTGAAACGTCTAATACACTCATCTTGTGTAATAACATTGAAAGCATCGGCAGTTGTAATAGTCTTAGAACCAAAGCGTCTATTAAGTTCATCAGAAGTTGCTTTATCATTTGCAAATGGTTCAAGCATCTTCTGTAACATATTGTCTTTAAGATTAACATCAGATACAACAATCTGTGTATATGTAGTATTAGAACGAGTAGTAGAACCCGGTCTTACACCTTGAGATGCACGCTTAGCCCAATCAAGAGCATTCTTAAATTCAAAAGTATAACCAGTGAATATCTCTTGAATAGCTATATCAGCAACATAATGATTACAAAGAAGATTAGAAACAACATAACCCCAATAACGATCATTTTTATAATCTTCAGGAAGCGTTTCATTAAGAGCTTTAAGTTGATTCTTATATGTAAGAGTCGATTGAATATTATCTCTAACAGGAGCTAGATAATCAAAAGCATCTTGAAGATGACTATTGATTCTATCAACAAACATTCGCATATAAGCATTATCAATAACATCGCCGTAAGCAGTATTGAAATCTTCACCACAAATCATGAATGGTTCGAATTTACCAAATGAACTTGCGGCATTAGGATGAAGCTCATTAAAAGCGTCTTCGATATAATCTATAATACTTCTTACAGTAGTATTACCGTTAGCATCAGTATATCTAAAATTAAGATTACCAAACTTAAAGATATTACCTGTAGGCTTACCATTTTTAAGAAGAGCTTTACCATCCCAAAATATAGGAGCTTGAAGACCTTCAAATATATCTTTATCAAAAGAACGACTTTCATAGAAATCTCTAAAAGCAGCTTCCGCATCACCATTATGATCACTAATCATTCTACTACGTTCATCTGAATCTAAAGAATTAAATTCTTGACGAACATCATCTTCTGGTCTAAGATATTCTTTCTTAATAGAAAGAGTTTGAGTATTAGCATCATAATCAAATAACAGACGTCTAGCTTCAAGCATCATTTCCATTTCAGTACGGAAAGTATCTTTCACACGTTGAAATAGATAATTAGATTCAAGATCGTTAGTACGAGCTATTCGATAATTAACGAAAGTACCATCAGTATTTATAAGTTTAAACGGAAGACTTCTTTTAGTAGCATTAGGTTCAGTGAGAGTATTTCCAGTTACAAACTCATATATACGAGAAGCATCAGCAGAAGGTAATGAATAACGACCTTGGAATTGACGAAGAATAACATCACGTGTCCAAATGTAATCGTGCATATCAACATAGGGGGTTCCAATACCTTGATCACGATTAGACATACCATTAAATCTAGAATATTGAAAAGCTTTAACAGCTTCAACATTAACAGGATTTACAGCATCAAGAATACGATAACCATTTTCATCAAGTATAGCGTTACCATTTTCATCTTTTCTAAAATTAAAGAAACCTTTACCATCACCACCCATACCATTACCAAGATTCCAAATAAGAGGATGATATTTAGTACCTTTAGATTTTAAGAAATCATTGAAACGATATTTCATGAGTTCTACATTAACTTCACCAATACGATTAACAATACCTTGAAGCATTGACGTAATATGATTATAGAACTCAGGAGTATATTCTTGTTCACCTTGAACATTGATATAAGATAAATCAACTTTAATAGCTGGGTCACAACCACCTACAGTTGCAAGAATATTAATACGACCACGCATATCATCCACAACAGAATCAATTTCATCTCCTGCTTTGAAGCCTTCATAAAACAATCTTTTGATTCTACGTGATTGACGATCTTTAGCTTTTTCACTTTGCTTATCAGTAACATTAGCTTTAATTTGATTAAGAATCTTATCAAATACACCGTCAATATTAACAAGTTCAGTCTCAATTTTCTGATATACAAGTTTATTAACTTTATTATCATCATTTCCGTCATGATATAAAGCTTTAATTACATCAAAAGGAACACTAAATTTAATAGATAAATAATTAAATATAGTATTAGGAGACCAATTGATACCAACATTGTTAGATTTATACAGTAAAGTATTTACTTTATCAGTAATAGATTTACCGGTTTTATATATAGCATTGATATCATACTGAACAGCAGCACGACTACCAACATATTGAAATTTATTACTAAGAATACTACGATATTGATTGTAAATATTAGTAGTAGCAAACGATTGACGATTACTCTCTTTAACAGAATAAGCAAGATTATAATCATTTTCTGACATATTGTAACTCATAGTTTCACTTTGAGTAACAACAGTTGTAGCCATATCAACAGATGCCATGTACATATTGTAGAATATTTCTTTGCGTTCAATAGTACTAGCATCATCATTTGGAAGAATCTCAATTTGATCAATAATAGGTTGAAGCTGACCATTATAAACAGATTCAGAAGTAACTTTAAGACTATTTATAAGCTCTTCTTTATTAGCTGCATAACGAGTAGCATCAATCAAAGAGTTCCAAAGAACATTAATATCAAATGGCATTGCTAAACCATATTTATTATAATACGAAGCAGTACCATTAAATTGAGAATCTTCAAGTGTAGCAAACAGATTACTTTGATTATTATAAATCATTTCTGTAAGCATACGTTTAAATCGAGAAGAAGCAGTATTCTTACGATCAACTTTAAATTGGAGAGAACTATTCCAAGACTTATTGATATTTTGCTCATCAGTCATAGAAGCACCATTGATTTCTCCCATAGTCATATGGTCTTCAATATCGAAATCATTAATATCAGCCATAAATTCGGCTTTATAATAATTAATGAAACTCTGCCAAATACCTTGATCATCGAGATTATCAAGTTGATCTGCAAGTTTAAGAAGATTATTCATCTTACTTTCATAACTGATAAGAAGAGGATCGTTATCTATAATTTCATCAGCAACTCCAGCAGCTTCAAGTTCATCGAGACGATTATTATATTGAGCTGCAAATCCTAAATAACCAACGTCAGGATTATCATTTTGAGCATACTGACGCAATACAGTAGCAATTAAAGAACGAATTGTAACACCATTCTTAAAATCTTTATAAGTAAGATTCTTGAATTGAGGTTCAAGTCTAAAAGCAATAGCAGCAAAGATACGATTTAAATACATTTGCTCACTATCAGCAATAAAAGGATAACCGTTATCATACAGAACCTGTGCTTTCTTAGCAGCAGTGTATTTATGAAATGACCTTATTTCCGGCTCTCCCTGCTCATTTAATGGTATGGTAATACTTTTGGTCAAGCGTTCTATATTATTGCCATAGACGCTCTGAAAAGTGGCAAATTGGGCGTCTGTCAGTCCTGCATTTTGGACGGCACGAAGCAAAACCCAGTCCCCATACTCGGATGTAAACGAAGCAGATTTAAGAGCATCGTAATCAGCTTTAGCAACAGCACGTGCTTTAACAGGATCATTAGGATAGAGCTTCTTTGCCCTATCCCATAGATCTTGAAAACACTTACTATCAGTATAGCTATCACCAACTTTAATTTGAGGGATAATATTACAATCTAAACCCATAGTAGAAGTTTTATACGTTTAACAAATACGTTTATTAGTTTCATCTAAGTTACTATTTTTATTCAAGCTATCAACCGAATCATGTAAATATTTTACAGATTCGAGAACTTGTGCAGCTTTGATATTACTATTGGAACTAGTACCAAGTCTAGCCCTACGACGAGGAGTAGTTTGCGTAGGAGATTCAGCTGTAGCATTTGCATCACCATTCGCAGCTGTATTAACAGCATTTTGAACTTCTGTAGTCATAGATTCAACAGTAGATATAGCAGACGTTCCGCTCCCTTCCACAGCTCCTTCTCTACCGGGGACTGGAGAGTTCGTCCGAATACCATAAGTAATACCATCAGGTTCCATATCTCTAAAGTCTTTATTATAGATTCTATTAAGAACATCATTAAAACGTTCCATAAGAGAATCAGTTTTAACTTCAGTATCTTTGAAACCAAAGATCTTCTCAAATATATTAAGAAGAACTCGTTTAAACTTCTCCCAAAATGTAGGAGTTTCAAGATTCTCAGAACCTTCAACACGTTCAGTAGTAGAATGAAGTTCATTGAGAAGTCTAAAGATACGAGGATCAGTTAAAGCATACGTTACAATTTCAGAGATAGCATCTTTACCATTAATAACATTCTTAGCACCCTTAGCACGATCTTTAAGTTTAGTATCAATAGATTCAGATATACTAGAGATTTCTTGACTAACAATTTCAATGAATCTATTAGCAATACCTTTATCACTAAGCATATCCTTTAAGAATCTCTCACGATCATTTAAATCAGTTTTACCTGCAAGTTCAGCACGAGTATTTATAACAGCTTGATTAAAATCAGCAAACCACTCTTGCCATTCTTTATTATTATAATCAATAAGAGCTTCACGTTTAGCAAGTAATTCAGGATTATTAATATCTCGATGAGTAGCATTAAAGAATTTCATAATATAAGTATGAATCATCTCATGAGCTAGAGTACGAGTTAAATAACCTTGATGTTCCTTACGATTAGCATGATCATAATTATAGTTAATATCAATCCTAAATTGATTACGATAAAAACCATCATCAGCAATCTTAACGGGATCAGTATAACCTTCGCTTTCAACATTAATTTTAGCTTCACTTACATTATGCTTAATATAAACCGGATTAATACCAGCTTCATATTCAAGTATATTAGCAAGTTTAGAGATACTAGACCAATCCTCTTTATAACGATCAGCATCTTGAACTGTTTTAAGTAATTCAACGGGATCATAGAAACGTTGAGGAACATCAGTTTTAGTATCAAATGCTTTAGTTGCAATAGAAAACTTAATAGGAGCATTTCCAGCAATAGTAACATTACTTACAACATTTCCATATCTATCTTTAACTGAAGCTACATCTGAATATCTAGCATTAGTTGCCATATAATAGTCATATATATCTTCATAACGTTCGCCTGTAACTGGATCTGTATATCCAGTAGTATAAGAACTACCAGTAGAATCTTTAGCTACAGCAATTCCATCTTTAAGACCGAATTGACGAACTAGATTAGGAATTATACTATTAAGTTTATTATTAAACTTTTGAACATCAGCAGAAGTATCTAAGTAATAAACAGTATGTGGATAACTAGGATGATTTAAAGCACCATTATAGTTAGCAACATCAAGTTTATTACTAGAAGTATAATGAATAACAGCGTCACGTCCATCAATAGTAGTTTGAATAAACTTATGATAAGCTTCTTTGCCTTTACCATCACCAAGAACAGCTTTGAGCATTACATAACGTTTACTACCGTCACCATTGTTACCAGATTGAAAATAAATATCATCTTGAACAGCACTACTACGTTCATTACATATAATAATATTTTGAAGTCTATTAGAAATATCAAGTCTAGCTTCGGTTATATTACCAGTATTAAGAGCAAGAATTTCTTTAATAGCATCACCAATATATTTTGTATATTTACCTAATTTACTAATACGAGCTTCTTCTGTTTCATCAGTGATAGAACCCATAATAGTATTAGGATATATAGGGAATACAGTATTAAGTGAATCAGTTTGAGGTATAACAACAACTTCATGACGTCTATTACCAATAAAAGTATCAGCTACATGAGGTGTTGCAAACTTATCTATATTCTGAACAATACCACCAGTTTTAGGATCTCTACCAATACCATTCTCATCAATAGCTAGTATTTGAACTCTAGGTTTACCTTTAGAATCAAGAACATCTTTGGTAGGTTTAATAGAATCTAATAAAGAATTGCGATGATGCATAATAGGTAATCCATGTTTAGCTTCATGATCTTCGTTGCGAGCTTCATCATTAATTAGTATTCTACCAGCACTAATATGACTTATTCTAAAAGTATTAGAACCTGTAAAGCGAATATCATTACGAATAGCTTGATTATTACGGAAGATCATTTCATGACGATTAACAGCGTCATTGAAATGTTTCGTAATAGCCGTAGCATTCATAATACTATCCATATTTGAATGATTAATCCTAGAAGCAGGAAATAAATCAGTACAAATTTGATATATTTGATTAAATGAAAGAGCTACATTATCAATAGAAATTTCACCGTCAGTATCACCTGTATATTCAGAATCAACAACTCCGATCATTGTCTGACTATTCATAATATCTTTAATCTGCTTAGATGTAAGATTAGAATACACAAGTTCTTTAAGTGTATCCATTAGCTTCTTAAAACGATCTTTTCTAAACTGATCAAAGATAATATCAATGTTACGTTCAGAGTTCTCTCTATCTTTAGCAGATATATTATTACGAGGATTAAAAGCAATATCGTAATGATACATGAATCTAAATAGCTCTCTTTGATATTCAGCAAATGTTTTAGCCATATCATCAGTAAATGCAAATTTACGTGGATAATATACGCCATTTGCACCTTGAACTGTATATGCTATACCATTTGTAATAGTTTCGAGTTTAGGAATAGAACCTAATTTATACTCTTTACCATTACGATTCATTACAACATCATAAGAAGCTCTATTAGGATTCTCTTCTAAATCAGTTTGAACTACAGTAACCTCATCACCTTCTTTAATACCATCAAGTAACTCATAAATACCTAAGTTAGTAGCAGTACTATTACCTAGAATATTCTCAGGAGCACCGTTAGGACTAAAGTTAATATCTAGACCTTCATGATATGTTTTACCTTTAATCTCAGGTGTACGATTAATAAAATCAAGAACTTGAGCTTCTGTTAAAGGTAAACCATTAGTAGGAGCAACATCTATAAGATCATAAAAGAAACTATAATTATTATAAAGCTCTTTATAAGTAGCATCTTTAGTTACTGCAAATCTAGCACTATAGTAATCACGTCTATTCTTAAATTCATTATGAAGATAATTAGTAATATTCATAATAGACATGATTTCAGGTATGAGTTCTTTGTAGTTATCGCCACGATATTCACGCATACCATTAACAAGATCATAATAGTTAATCTTATTAATTCTAAAACCACTTCTATCACTAATAAAAGCAACAAGTGTACCAAAGAGATTAAAATTATCAACAAAGATACCACCTAAGTCTTGAGCAATCATAGCAAATTTGTTATGAAGAGTTTCGTCAAGACGTATAGCAATAGCATCAGAATTATAATCTGTAGATTGAGTAAGAACTTGTGCAAACTTAGCAACAAGATCAGATTCATAAACAGTATTCAGAGCATCTGTAAGAGATTGCATATCTGATAACCATTTAGATTCATCTTTATATAAACTCTTAAGATTATCAAGAGCATTGATAGCATTACGACAGTTTTCAGCAGTATTCAGTCGAATTGAATTTCCACCTTCATCAATGTTAATACTAACAGCAGCTGCGACTTTCTTAGCAGTTTCAATAATCTTAGTTTCAACACCAGTAAGTTTAGCGTCTGTAAAGTACTTATTCATTAGAGCTTTAATATAAGCATCAGAAGCATACTTACTACCAACTTTAGTGTTTCTAAGCAACTTCGGAATCAGCACTAAGGCGTTTATCAAATCCGTGTCAAATAGTGCCAAATTTACCCCCTCTTGGCTCATTAGAGACGTTAAAAATTCGAGCATGGATTTAGTATCAATGCCCTCGATTTTGAAGTCTATAAGGGGCTGATTTGAAGCCGTTACAAACTCGATTGGCGCATCATCGGTATTAGTAGAACTTTCATCACTTACAAATTCAGTAGTAATACCATTAGCACTAGAAACAGTCTCTGTAATCTCAGTTTTAGGAGTAATAGTTTCATCAGTGGAACTCTGTTGAGCTTTGTAGTCCCCGGTAGGAGGCAAGGACTGGTCAGGAGCGGAGCTTTGCGCTTGTCTAGCAATGAGAATATAATCATCATTAGGAGTTGCCATATTAGCAGGAGTAAGCACGTAACGATTGAGTTGATTCTCAAAACCTTCAATAACAATACCAACATCTTTACGAGGATTCGGAGTATTAAGCACTCTATATTCAACACCACCAATAGATACATATAAAGCATATTTAGAATTCTTACGACCTAAATTATCTTCTATAGTATTATTGATAATATCAAATTTAGTTTGCATACTCTTAGCTTCCTGCATAATTTTGTTAGTAAGAGCATTAATATCACTCTTTGTAGTCTCACTTAAACCGAAGTGAACATCAGCTAAGAAACTAGGCAGAGGTCTACCACTTTGTTCAAGAACTTGAGCAGTATAACGACTAAGATGCCACAAATAACTATTAAGTTCAGCACTAAGATCACCGTTATTTATGCTAGGTGCATATTCAACTTCTGTTTTAGTAACAGCGTCAATCCAATTGAATCTACGACCAAAGAATATATTATCGAATATAGAGTATTTAGCAGCAATACGAGTAACAATCCATTTAAGATTTGTAGTCGTAAGAGTATCAAATGAATTATCTAAAGCTCTATTAGTAGCATCATTGAATTCTTTAATTTCTTCAAGAAGCATTGCATCTTTAGAAGTAAGAGATTTGCTTTTACGTCTACTTTCAATAACATTAGCAAGAGGTGAATCTGTAACTTGAGATTCAGACATAAGAGCATCATAGAGACTAGAAGCTTCACTAGATAAAGGTTTAATACCTTCAAATTCTCTATAAGATCTACCGAATGTACCACTACCTATCGGTGCAGCATTTGAATCTTCTTCTGTTGCAAGTGCATCACGTTCTTCTTGTTGTCTCGCTTGACGTTCTTGTTCTGCTTTGAGTGCAGCTTCTCTACGAGCATTAGCGGCTTTAGTGTCAGATTCTTGTTTTTGCAGTCTAGCAAGACGGGCATTATATACGGCTTTTCTTGTGTCTGAATCAGAGAACTTTGATTCATCTGCTTGTAAAGCTTCAGAAGTTTGATACGTATTAAGTTCATCAGTTAGATCTTTATCAGTAGAAGCTTTGATTTCATCTTCATATAATTTTATTTGATCTTTAATATCTTCAAATCCATTACCATTACGATAATAATCAAGTTCAGCATCAATAGCAGTTCTTCTATTTTCATAGAATCGTTTAGCCTCTTCCGGATTAGTAAGATTAGATAAAAGAGTTCTAGCTTGTTGAGCCGCCTCTTTATCATCTTTATTTAAATTAAGAGCTTCAATGTTTTTAGTCGCTGTATCTCGAATATTACTAATATCACTAAGAGTTTTATTGTAAGATTCAAGTTTACTATTAGCACCTTTAAGAGCTATTTTAAGACCTAATAATTGTTCAGCAGTAGCATCTTTAGGAGCATTAGTGATTGCATTTTCAAGTTCACTTATTTGTTTCTTAAGACTAGCAATCATTTTATCGTAAACACTTAATGCAGCTTTAGCATCTTCAAGAGTTGCATTATTTTCAGCATAAGTATTTATATCAGCTTTCTTAGCTATACGAATATTATCGTCTGTATATTTAGAATCAACATAATTACTAAGATACTCTTTAGATTCAGCAGCACGCTTTTGATATTCAGCAGGATTAGCTGTAATAGCTTCGAGTTCTAGTTCATTAAGTCTTTTTTGAGCTTCAAGAGTAGCAATACGACGTTGATATTCATAGAGATTTTTGTCGGTAGTACCATTGACTGCATCGAAATGTTTATTGTAAATATCTTCAACAGCTTCAATCTTATTAAGAGTCTGTTCAAAGTAATCAGCATTTGCAAGTAAAGATTCACCTTTATCAAGTGCAATTTGTTCTTCGGCACTAATAGCTTCACCTCTATCTTTTCTATATTTAATAGATTGAATTTCTTTAAGAGAAGCACTCATATTTCTAAGCATCTCTTTATAGAACTCAAGTGAACCATCAAGACTATTAGCTGCAACTTGATTAAGAATAGCTTCTTGTTCTTTCAGTTTAGCACCAACAATATCACCTTCTGCAAGAGATTCAACAATACCATCAAGACCTGAACGCATAGCTTCTGTAGCACGTTCAATACCTTTAAGATATTCATGTTCTCTTTCAATACCACGTTTATTGATCTTAGTTTCAATAAATGGCATTATTGCTTGCATACCAGCACCACCTAAAAGACCTCCAATACCTTCAGTCCAAATATCAGGATCTTTAAGATAACTACTAACTCTCATGCTAAAATCAGTAAGAGCGTCAGTATCAGAAAGTAAACCAAAATCTTTACGAGCTGCATGAGTACCTTCTTGCATCGCAATACTCATAGTCATTTCATCTGCCATTTCAGCAAGAGAACCTCCAGCGAAACCTCCAATAGCTCTAAGAATTTGACCTTTATCAGCATTGGGTATAGCATTTAATGTACGAACTATAGCAAATTTATCACCAGTTGCCATAGCTTTACGAATATTATCTCTAGTAGCTTTAGTAAGAGTTTTAGCAGTACCTAAGATATTCATCCATTCAACTACGTCATAAGCTATATTAGACATAGATCTCCAATAACCTTTAGAAGCTGCATTATCTGCATATCTATCAGCAATACTTTCAATATTAGTATCATTTAGAGGAACTTCTTCTAATCCCGGAGCTTTAAGAATAGCATTACCATTTTCATCACGTTCAACATAGTTCTTATAATTATTAAGAAACCATTCACGTTCTTGTTCATAAGTACCATAAGCTTCACGAGATGAATCTAGAATACGTCCTATAACAGCAGAACCATAAATATCTGCTATTTTATTAGCTCTGTTTAGAGCTTTAGCTTTTTGTAGTTTTGTACCCAACTTAAATAAATCTTTAACATATTTAGATTTACTTCCTAGATTAACAGCACTTCTAAAAGCTTTACCTAATAATAACGAAGCCCCACGAGCTGGAAGCATTATACTAGCAGCACTACCTAAAATAGATGGAACTATTGAAGCCCAATAACCACCACCTTTCATGCGATCTAACAAACTACCATGTTGAGCTTGTTTAGTCATATAAATAGGAAATGCTTCTCTAGTATTTTCATTAATGGAATTACCTAGTCTTTCTAAAAAATTACGAGTATAAGCTTCATCACTATCTATGAGTTTAGAGGGAAGTGCAAGTATAGAACCTGCACTTTCAATTGTACCACCAATTATTTCTCCAACAGTTTGAACAAGAGAGTTACCAATACGATCCCCAGTAGATTGATTTCTAGCTCTAGCTTCAATATAAGCATTAACATTACCGGGAACTATATTTTGACTATTTCCAGAATGTTTTCTTAAATTGAGTAGTAATTTATTATCTATACTATAAGCATTAGGATTAAAAGAAGATCTTTTATACTTATCTTTAGGGGCATAAGTAGATTTTCTTTGTATGCTTTCTAATTTATCAAAATCAATAGGCATAATATCAATAATTAAAATTAGCTGTAGACATATTAGCATTAAACTTAGTAAGATTATCTAATTGTTCTTTAGTTAATCTATAAGCATCTTTATAATCTAATATAGATGATATAACGCTTAATCTACGTTGTGTATTATTAATAAAGTCTTCAGAATTATCACTTATAAATTTATCTGTAAGCTCAAATGAATTTGTTGTACTATCATACGTATCAATTTGAGTAGTAAAATTATTATTTGAATCTTTACTAAATGTAATTCTAAAATTATTATGATATATAGTTTTATCTACATTTGTTATAGGATTTTTAACAAAAGCATTTAATAACGACTTAACATTATTATAATATCTTCCATTATATTCAACAATATTATATGCAGAAGCATCATTCATTTGAATAGCATTGGAAGGATCTGGACCAAAAGTTAAACTTCCACCATGATGCGTAGACATAGCATCAAATATAAATTTTGTATCAGCATTAGGTCTATCAGCCATATCGAATGCAGAAGTCATACGCATAGCTAATTCAAATTCATCTATAGTATTCTGATCGGCATCATTATTCGCAACAATAGTGAGTTTCTGTCTAACATTATTAAAACCTTGAACATTCTTTATAAGATTAAGTGCTTTACGACCATCACTCAATTCCATAAGTTCATAAGTAATATCTGATTTAGAATATTTAGGGTTCTTATCTGTACCTTTATCTTCAGTATATAAGAATTTCCTAAGAGATTCATTATTCAAATCTATAGGAACACCAACGGATTCAGCATCTAACTCTAAATCATCATCATCTAACAATTGATTATCAATAATAGTAAATGCTTCAGGATGATTTTCAATTTTATAAGCTATATTATTTCTAACAGTACTTACAATACCTGTTTCTGTAGGTTTGGATATACCAATAACAACTCCAGGATTAGATTGAATCATATTAGTTTCATTACCATAGTTTTCAATCAGATTACCCATTAGAATAGAAGTTAATCCAGTACTAATATCCCCAAATGTTTTAGATATATTATCTGCAAACTCTTTTACATAAGGATTAGTTTTGCTACTATTTTTTATAAACTCTGTGGCTTTCTTAATACCTTCCTCTGGAGTATCTGAATTACTTAATATATAACTTATATCTTTTATATGAAGATATTCATTTATATTTTTCTGAGTTCTATCATTTGCATTAAATTTAACACCATCTCTAAGATTAACGCCTGTACCTTTAATAGGATTTCCATTTTCATCTAAGTCAGAAGTTTCTTCATTGATAACATTAGTTAAACTTCCAAAAATTCCAACACGATTAAATATATCATAATATTCTTTAATACTCTTTTGAAGTGCTAAGCTTAAATTTGCTTTATCTTCTTTATTTGTTGGAATACCACCTTTATAAGCATCATATTCAGAAAGAATGTTATTGATTATACTTTGAGATTCTTGAACTCTAAGGTTAAGAGCTTTTAATTTATCTTCATCTTCTTTAGTTATATTTTCTCCATTAGTAGACTTTTTAGCTAAATAGTTATTAAATCTTTCTAATTCAGATATATTTCTTGAATGTTGAGAAGTTTGATTAAGTAATCTTGCTTTACGATTTGCTTCTAGTTCAGAAGTCATACTAGGAAGATTAACTATTGTTCCAACTAAACCATCTCTTTCTCTAGTAAGTATTTTAGAAGTATCTTCAGACTTTTCTAGTTGCTTATTAAATAGACTTTCAAAGAATTTATTATCTACATCAAGTTTCTCTTTAGTATATCTCATAGGCAATAAATAAGTAGCCACATTAGATATTTCAGAATCTATATAATTAGCTTTATAAAAATTAGATAATCTAGCTTCATAATCAGATTCAGTTTCATTAGGATTTTGATTTAAAAAACTATAATTTCTATCTATTAATTCTTTTATATAAATACTATTAGGATTGTTTATAGCATTAAGCAATACAATCTTTTCATTACTATTAGCATTTTTATATTCAGGAGAATTTATTACTAAAGTTTTTAAAATATTAGAATCAGTAAAAGCTGTAGAATATATATTGTCTTTTACAGCATTACTAGGTGTAATACCTTTTTGTTCTAGAGCAAATAGATTTAATTCTGCTTCTTTCAATAAAGCATTTTTAAATTTACTATTGTTAGATACAATGGCTTTAGCAACATTTATTAATCTATCATCTCCTATACCTTCGATAGTTTTAGTAAAACTTTGAAATCCATGAAGAGTAGGATTAGATAAAGTTTTTAGAGTAGATTTAGTAACAGCATCAATTGTAGGATTATTCATTAAATCTATAGCTTGTTTACGGAATTGTTCACTATAAATAACTTTTTCATCAGATTTCATAGCTTTAAAGTATTCAAGCATTTCTTTACGTAAAGCTTCTCTATCATGACCTGAACCAAGAGCTGTACCAAAAGCACTAATAGATTGTTTACCATTACCTCCTAAACTACCTCCTGCATCATTAAACCGTTTAAGAATCATAGCTCTATTTAATGCTTTATATTCTTCTGAAGCGTCAGATTGTTCATTAGTTTGCATCATAGCATCAAATTGAGTTTTATTACCAAGAATAGTTTTAACTCCTTCATCAGTTAAAAATCTACGAGCACCATCGCTAACAGCTGTATCAGCAAAGAACCATCCTCCATCTTCATCAACTTTAGCTTTAATGTGTTCTTGAGTTTCATTAATTTTACCTGCAAGAGCTTCTTCATCTACACCTTGAATCGCATTATATTCAGACATCTTAATAGCCATTTCATTATATGCGTTTTCATTGCGAATAGCACGTTCTTGCAGATTATCAGCAGCAGCCGTTATAGCTGCACCAGCTTCTCTAAATGACGTCAAGTCCAGAGGTCTAGCATCAGGTTGCTTGATATAAGTAAGATCAGCATATTTTAGTCTAACTGCCATATCATGTAAGTTATTATAAACAACAATACCCTCTACCGAATTAACGATAGAGGGTGTAGGATTTAAGTCAATATGTATAAAACGTATAGCATTATGCAAAATTATAATAGTAATCCGGCATAGTAACAGCATCAGGAACAACAGAACCTCTTCTGTTTAAACGTTTAGTACGAAGTGAACGTTTAGGAACAGTAGAACCACCTTGAATCTTTTTAAGATCTTTAAGACTACTAATTCCAAACATTCGCATAAGAGTATCTTTAGGCATATTATCAAAAATATAATCCCTAGATTTATCATCTTTAAGAACACTAATAAGATTAGCAATTTGTAAATTCTCCATATCAAATTTAGATTGATAAGCAGTACCAATAGAGCGTCCTAAACTAGCAATCATATCGCCAATAGCAGCTCCTTGTTGACTTCTACGTTGAACAATCTCCATTTGATGATTAAACTTATTAGCTTCATTCTCAGTTCTAATTTGACTATTTTTAGCAGCAATTTCAGCGTTAACCATACGAGAACGATTACGAAGCTCAACTTCTTTATTATGTTCATCTTGTTTAACTCTACTACGCATACGAGAACCTTGAGTTCTAGCAAGCAATATAGACTGACGAGCAACTTGAGAATTAGAACTGTTACTTGTAATATATTTTTCAAGACTACGAACAGTATTATTAATATCCCCAATTTCAGCGTCAGTATTTATATCAGTTTCTAGTTCTACACGATCCATAAGAGGAGTCTCAGGAACTCGCATACTTTCCATACGATTAATTAAACCTTTATTAGTGATAAGCTGACTTATACCACCAATAAGATTACCACCAACTTCAGAAACAAATCCCGGACTTATAAAACCACCACCAGCATATTTGCGAGTTCTACCACCACAACGCAAACCTTGTTGAATAGTAGTTAAAGGATTTTGAATTTGAGTTTTATCATTAGATGTAAAAGTTACTTCTTGTCCCGTAGTAGAACTCCCACTATTATTCCGTTGAGTACCATAAACAGGAACAGAAATATCAACAATTTGACCACCATCATAATACTTTCTAATTTTACCTCCACAACGTGCTTCAATAGGTTCAGCTTCCATACCAGATTCAGCTTTCATACTTTCTTGAAGATTATATAATTGTGCAAGTTCATTTTGAATTGCAGCAATTTGTGCATTAGTTCTTTGAAGATCAGCATTAGCTTTCTCGGCATTACGACCATTAGTATTACGATCAATTGCATAAGTACTACGATCAGTTAGAGAAAGCATTCTACTAAGCATCATAGATTTAACCGGAAGAGAACTTTCAAGATAACCTTTATGTTTCATAAGAGGTTTAGCAAGATCAGCAAATGTAGTTCCATTATACTTCAAAGTATCAGAGAATACATAAGCGTTATCTGCGTCAGTCATAAGAGCTTCACCACCTTCGACTTCGGCATTAGGTCCATAAGGAACACCACCTTGTTCATGAGAAGGTCCATTAACTTCTGCGGTATTAGAAGATGTTTCTTCAATTATACCACCATCGGCATAACGTTTAGCTTTGCCACCACAACGTTTACGTTTAAGTCTTCCACCACAACGAGCAGCAATTCTACCAAAAGCAGAACTAGGATCAACATCACCAAACGGAGTGCCTTGAACAGTAGGTTGAACTAAGTCACTACCGAAGTTAGCATCGTCTTGATAACCGGTAACACCTGTGATATTAGAGTCACCATATATATCAAGAGCACCTTCTTGTTGAGCAGTATTGGATAATTTAAGTTCATCTTGAAGAATACGTTCATTGCCTGCAACAATCTGACGTTGCCTATCAGCTTCTTCAGCAGCTTTTTTAGCCTTACGTTTCTTACGACGACCTCCAAACAGTCCAACAATGCCACCAATAATAGCACCTGCTGCCATACCAATAGGACCTGCCCAAGCTCCAAGAGTTGTACCAGCTAAAGCAGAAGATCCAGCGGCAGCCGCAGCAGTAACTCCAGCCCCAAGTCCCCCACCAATAGTAGCACCGGTACTTAAACCAGACATTGTAGAAGCTCCTTGAATACCTTTCTCAGCTCCATAACTATGACCTTGAACATCCCCGAATCTATCTCTAAATGCAACTTCACCTCCACCAACGTATCTACGTCGACGAGGGTAAGCTTTAAGAGTTGAAATGTTTTTAATCATACCACCATTATTAAATTCAGATTTAAATAAGAAGTTAGCACGACTTCTAAGCGTTTTAGTTGTAGAATCATCAACAGTAAAATCCGGTTTTTGATTCTTCATAAAGTAAACAGAAGCATCTTCAGCCGACATAGCATTGACTTTATCTGTACTAAATTTACTATCTTTAGAAGGTAAATAAGTATCAAGATAATAATCAAATTGAGATTCTAAACTATCTTTACGTTTATTAGCTTTAAGATAAGATTGATAACTACCATAAGTATAATTAGGATCTTCAACCCAATTAGTTTTAGGTTTACCTTTATCTTTCTTATCATCCCATTTACGTAGATTCTCAAAACTAAATAAACCATGATTAACAATTCTATTATCACCTTTAGCAGTAGCTCTTTGAGTTTTATTAAATGAAAATAGATCATCAATCGAATCATTTAACGTCTCGCCATAAACCATAGACATTAAACCAGTAGCAGCTGCATGATTAAGACCACGCTTCTTAGCATATTTGTAAAAATCACGCATACGTTTAATAACACCATCATCAGCTAGTTGTTTAGGTGTAAAGACTTTAGTATTGTAACCTTTAGTACCAACACCAGTTTCTGCTATATACTTAACAACTTCACGAGCAGGTGCACCGACTTGATAAAGAGAATCAATCTTATGAATCTCAGGACGACCTATAAGACCTTTAGTATTACTCTCTTTATCAAGAGCTTGAATAGCTAAACCTAGAGATCTATTATTAATATCTTTACTTTGATGATACTTAGTAAAAATATCAATAAGAAGACGTCTAGCTTGAGCATCATCAGCGACCTTAGTACGTTTATATTTATTTGGCATACTAATAGTATTTGCAGAGTGTTGCTCCTTACCACAAGCTCTTTCCCTACCGGGGTCTGGAGAGCGTTAAAGAGCAACACTAATTATAAACGAGTATCTTTATCAATCATAACTTCAATATTAGTAAGTCTTAAATCAAGCTGAGTAGCGTCAGGATATTTAGTAATATCATCTACATAATCATCAGCTTCTTGACTAAAGAACTTATTCTCATATATCATAGTTATATAAGTCCAAGCATTATGAAACTTAGCAATATCATACCAAGGCTTTTGATATTTAGCTGAAAGTTCAATAAGAGTGTCAATAACATCTTTATCCATAAAATTAATAAGATTAGGATTAGGATTCCATTGACCATGATCATTTTCAACGAAGTCTTCAATACGATTCCAAAGATAACGACCAGCTTTATATTTAAGAGTTTCATTATCCCACCAAATAGGACTAACACTCATAGGCATAAGACCTGTACATTGAACATCAGTATGAAACATCAACCAATCAATAGTTTTATTATAGAGATAACGTATATTATCTTCATTATTCATAAGACCATTAATAAGCTGACTACGCCATTCAATATGCTTAAAGAGTTTACTTATAGTAGGCTCGGTAGCATAAATGAATTGAACAACACTAGGATGAATAACATCATCAAAGTAAATACCTTTATTCTTAGCATCAGTCTTAAAAAGAGAACCTTTAGTTATATAGAAGATTCCATGCCGGTTAATGTATGAATAATCTCCGATATACGAGTGAAAAGACGTCCATAAGTTAGTCTTTAATGAGTAGGAAATAGAATAAGACTTATACAAATCAATAGCACCGTTTTTATCTATAATTTTATTAGTGAATATAAATCTTTGGTGCATTTCATCGTATGTAAAGAAACATCCACTATGCGACAATGGATTAGTAGCATTAGCGTAAATATGCTCTTTAAACCACTCTTTGAAGCCTAAATCGGATAACTCACTTACGCTTTGATCGTTCTTAACAAGATAAATCTCACCTTTTTCGACATCACAAACAAGATAACCACGATGCGTAATAATAGCACTAAAACGATTGTTACAACCAATTTTACCAGTAGTGCTATAAATAATTTCTTTAGGTTCACGTTGAAACAAATCAGAAGTACCTACATAAGTTGTATTTTCATCATTGTTACCTAGAGTATCTTTAATGGCGGCTACAAGTAATGTGTATTGTTGTTGAATATATAAAGCAATATCATCAGATAAAACATTCTCGATAGCACCCTTTTGAATTGAAACATCTTTATAAGCATCAGCTTTATATCGACGCCAACCAATATCAGTAGATTCACTAGGATTAACATCTGAACGTATAATGCGAGAAGGAAAGGTTTTAATATCGTCAATCTTTTTAATAATAACAGCGTCTTTAAAACCATCCCAATTCATAGAAGTCTCATAACACTTACCATCCTCAGTATTCCAAAAATTATCAATAGGATAACTAACATGACCTAAGTTATCAGCTTCTTGATAGTAATTATTCTTAGGAGCCCAACGAATAGCTTTCTCAATATCATTCTCAGCAGTATTAGAAATATTACGTTCGAATATCTTATAAGCACTACTATTAACTCCAAGTCCATCATGACGACATTGAAGATTCATACGACTAAATATAAAATAACTAATGATAATTCTATGACAATTAGCAATAGTAGCACCAGCCCCTTCATGTTGGAAACCAGCAGCAGGAGCAACACAGCGTTGAGTTATAAATGCAACAAATGTATCACCTTTAAGATATTGAGCTTTTGTAGTAGCAGTATATGTTACGGGATGATATTCAACTCTAACAATGGGAGATATACAAGAAAGATTCTGAGCATAAACGTCAATAGTCTTGAATATATCATCTGCATTACGATCATGATAGTAACAATCTATAATAGCACGGTTATTTTCAATAATAGAATACCATTGAAATTTTGCAACAGTTCTATCATCTCCATGACTATTTGGATTATCATCACCTTTCCACTCACCAGCAGCAGAATAATCTTTACATATCTTGTTATATTCAAATCCGGGATCTAGTAAGTCACCATTCCCATAAGTAATAGTAACACGTTGATAACTCTTATTATTCCATGCATTCGGATAGTATTTACTATCAAACATAGCGTTATCATCGAGACCATCATTTTTACTAAATTTATAACTAGAATCAGCAGCTATATTTGAAACAGCTGAATTATTATTAGCAATAAATTCAGGTTTAATAGTAGGTCCATTAAGTCTACTATTAACAATAAGTGAATCAGAAAGAAGAACTGATTGAATCAAATCACCACCTTCATCCCATAAATCAGAACCGTCTCCTTTTTCATTTTTAGTATCATTTTTCTGACGATTGAAACAATGCCTCCAAGTCATACGTTCATAAGCACTACGAACGCTATAAGCTTTAACTTGTGGCATAGTCTTCTTTTCAATCAGATATTCAAGAGGATATAATCTATATCTATCACGAGAAGCAAAAGCTCCTTTATAGTTATTACCAACTACATTAGAATAAGCTAAATCTCGAACAACAAGTGATTGACAACACCAATTGCTATTAGAGCTATTAGGTTGAGCCATGTAAACAACCCAAGATTTAATTTGTTTACGAGCAATAACTCCAACTTCTTCAAGACTATCAGCGGTTTCAATTTTAGTAGTATCTTTAAATAGTTTAGAAAAAAAATCTGTAGGATCGAATTTAAATCTAAACATACGATGTTTAACAGCACCATCACTACCGATCATATTGAAGTTAGAAGTCTTGAAGTAATAACTACTCTTTTGAGTATTATAAATAGGATAAACATTAATAAGTTTACCTTTATAATCAATAAGACCTAAATATAAGAAGTAGTATTCATTATCTTTGATACAAGTATCATTAGAAAGATCTTTCTTTTCAAAGTCACCTTTATCACCAACAGATTTGAATAATTCTTCTTTAATTTTAATATTACCAGTACCATTAAGACCATTAGCGGTACATAGATTTTTATCTTTGATATGCTTGTCAAGACCAGTAATATCATTCATACTAACATTAGCTCGAATAAGCTGTGAATTAAAATTAGTATGAGCTTGATCTTTAATATATGAAATATTACCAATTACAATATCATTAAGAGTAACTGTATTTAAACTATTGATACCACTAATGTAAACAGTTGTACTATTTTTACCTTTAATATCAATATTTTCATACTCATAAGCTTTCTCTTCATCTTCACCTTTATAGATAATACCAAGTTTACATTCATCAAACTGAGAATCTATATTAGTAATATCAATTTGAAACTTACGAGAAGTGAGCTGACCAGCTTTAATACTTTCATTGTATTTAGGTGCAGCGAAGTATGTAGGAGATAACAAAGAATAGTCAGTATAATCTCCGGTTTTAAGTTTATATGCAACAGCAAATTGATATGAGCCTGCAAGTAAACCACCACCATCAATAGACTGAACTGTTAATGTAGGATATTCAACATCAGGTATAAGATTCAATAGTTTCTCTTTAGTTAAATCAGTACCTAAGCCGTAAATAGTCGTAGTATCATCAGAATAGTCTTTTGCAAGATTATAGTCATCACAAAAGGTATTAAGATTCATCAAACGAGTTTCATTAGCAGCAGTTGAATTACCTTCTGTAAAAGTAATAATCAGATGATTATTTTTGTTATAAGAATAAGCCCCAGTAATAGGACGATCTTCACTGAAGTTTAAAACTGTACTATTATCAACTAGAGGAGCTTTATAAATAACATCTGAATATTTTATATCACCTTCAATAGTTTCATCACTATGCCATATAATGTAATCTCCGTCAGGTACACTAGGATTAACACCATTTCTATTAACGAAAAAAAGCACCACTCCAACGGGAATCGGAATGGTGCCAATACACTGACCATAATCAGAATAATCATGATGTTTCTCAAATCCATTTTCATTGATAAGAGTCTCACCATCCTCGTTATATAGAACATTAAGTGCATAAGACTTAGTATCACTATTGACTAATGACGGATTCGCGTTAGGGTAAAGACCTGCGTTTACTTTCATAACCGTTCACATAATGATTTTTCATATTTAAGAAGTTTAATAACGACCTACTACAATCATCACGTTTATCTTTAGTAAGCCTATTACAAGCATTGCGAACTTTAATTTTAGCATTATCGTAAGCAAGTGCAGGATTAGTATAAGGATTACTATCTCTAAGATTTAAAACAGGATGCCTGTAATTACGTTGAAGAATACGCATCATAATAAAGTTCTTTAGAGCATCAATAAGAACATCATTATTAGGTATGAGAGGAACATTAATTTTAAGAATCTCGTCAAGTGTCATTGGCAACCCGTGAAATAAGACGCCTAGCGTGCCTTTTCTGACATTCAGATGCAAATACGATCCGTTAATCGAATATGTATATAAACTGCCGGAGATCGTCCGTATGAAGTCAAAAACGACATTCTCTGTAAGGTTTACTCCTATCGGAAATGAAACGGCGAGCGGTATATAATTTCCATCATCATGCTCAAATGGAGCAGGATTAGTAGTAAAATCCGCACGTTTACCATTAATTGTAACAAGACGTATATTCTCACAACCCTCTGGAATCTCACAACGATACTCATCAAAGTCGATAACTTTACCAACATTAATAAGATGCTGTTGAATATTTAAATCAGCAAGAGCTTCACATATCCAAGTAGGAATACGAGTCATAAAGTCCATAGAATGAACATCATAATCTTCTATAATCCTATGAATAACAACACTAGAACTAATCAAGTTTTGGTCTAATGTATTCATCTACTTCATTGTTTTTAATACGTTCTCTTTTGCTTTTAGTAGGCGGATACCTATCCATAATAGTTTTATCATGTTCAATCATGTATTTGAGTTTAGCATCAAATGCAAGATTATCCGCTTTAATAACTTCTTCTATAGATTTATGTCTAAGCACCTTATCACTAGTCATAATGTTTACATGACAATGATTAGGTTTAAATTTATAGAATATTTGATTAGGTACAACATCAACACCCATATTATGACGTATCCATTTACAGAACCAATAATACGGATTATCAGATTTAACGTGCCAATTCTTACCATAAGGATTAAGAAAACTCTTAACTTCGATACCAGCAGCAATCATCTCATCTCTAAGACGAAACGAAGCAGCCCAATCAACAGATTCTCTAGCAACAGCACGTTGAACTTGAAACTTACCAATGTAAGTACCTAAAGAAACACTATCACCACGAATAAGATTCTCAATTAGAGACTTATTAAGACCTCTCTGTATTTGATTAAATATCGGATAAGGAATACGACACATCCAATCATAATATCTAATAATAGCAAGAAGTTTAGGAATACGAATAGTAGATAGATAAACAAAACGATTGAACGTAATACGAAGAGATACTGCTTTAGCTTCGTCACTCCAATTAAGTTTACGTAAGAGCTTAACACCTTTAACTCGTTTACCTAAAATAAGATCATCAATAATCTCTTTAGTTATTCCATTCGATTCAAGAAGATTCAGATTAGCATAACAGATATTAGCTAGATTATTACGTCTAACATAAATGTTATGAAGATCAGTACTTAATTTCTCGATAGTGTTATAACATTGTTCGAGATAGTCGTGGTAATAGTGCATGGATTCCATATAGTTTATTCTACTTTATTATGGATTAAACGTTGAGTACCATTAGGATCATTAGGAGCATAAGTTGCATCACTAATAATCTTAACCTCGTGTTCTGTAGGCTTAATACCAAATTCAGTTCTAAGAACCTCATAAGTTATACGTTCTATCATATCAGCAGGAAGTGGGAGTTCAATATCTTGACCATCATCTTCCATATACATAGTGATAACCTCAGCAGGATTTTCAGCTACATACACGATTGTTACAAACTTATAATTTTTAGCATCAATCTCAAAGTTTTTGAGAGTATTTTTGATAATAATTTTAAGTTTACCATTAACGATTTGATACACTCCCCAAACCCCAGTAGGGGAATAGACTGTGGTAAGGAGCGGAACTACGCTATTATTAGCGTACTTATATGTAATAAGACTCCCATCATCATGTTGAGTATAAACATGAAGAAAAGGTGCATCATTAGGCATACGTAAAGGTGTAGGAACTCGATGCTCAGTAGTAAGAACCATATCTTTAGCACCAATTCCCGCATATGTGTTTTCTATATCGGTAAGCGGAACGCAGATAAGAGGAACATTAAAGCTAACTTTAAGCACCTCATCTACACCATTGCGCTCAATACTCTGACGAATAAAAGTAGCAAAGAGTGCCTTACAAGCATCTTTGGCTCTTTCTTGAATGCTATGATCACCGGGCTTACCTAATATATTAGAAATCTTACTTCCTAATTGATTAAGTGTTGCCATAATAATACATTAAACAATTCGCCAAGATTTATTAGTAGTAATACCAAGCTCCTTAGTTTCACCTCTAGGGATAAATTTAAGAAGATTAGTAGATAATTCAAGTTCAGGAGTATCAGAACCACCTATAATCATAATAGGACGATTCTTAACGGGAACAACCCCGTGCCACGGACCAGCATTAGTATACCGGTTAGTAACTCTAATAACGTTCTTTTGATTTTTGAAACCTCTACCACACCTTGATGGCAGACTAGTTCTTGCATAAATAACAGTCATGATATTTTAGTTTTTAATGGTATCTTCTGTCGCATCTATAACCATAGTCATATTGCGAGAAATACGATTGTGATTTTTCCAGAATGTTTGCATCATTTCAGCATCAGGTTCAAAGTCAAGTTCGAACTCAGCACTAAGAAAGCCAATAGGCATATCAGTTTTCAAGTCACGAATAAGAATGCTAATAGCAGTATTACATCCACGTGAACGAAGATCTCCAACATACATATTAGAATGATACTTTGTCAAAGCACTCATACGGAAAATATACTTACTATCTCTGTATAAGCGTAGAATAGTATAAGGCATAATAGAAGTAAGAACATTCTTATAACGATTCTTATAAGGATCAGTAATACTAATATCGTAATCTTCTGCGATAACAGTAAACTTATCCATATTAATACCATTACAGAACTTACCACCATTATGAAAGTATGCAACGTAAACACCTTTAGCATTAAGAGATTCCCTAATGTTTGAAGCTATTTTATCGAGTTGCATCCAACATTCTGCTTTAGATGTAAGAAGATTAGTAACAACCTTACGTCTCTTCTTAGCAATCCATTCTTTTACGAAGACAACACCAATAGATGAAACAATAACACCAATCAAGTTCAATATAGCAATAAAAATACCACTCATTACACAACGTGTTTTATAATTCATACTTGCGTGTTTGAATAAGTTGCTATAAACAAAAAAATCCGACTACCAGCGGAACCAGTAGTCGGATTAGGAATAATTAAAATTGCCTTGATATAAATAACACCTGCGACCAAAACTAATTAGATGAATCTCTGCCAAGGCACTTCATCGTCTTGAGCTTTAATATCAGCTAACCATCTTTGGAAAGCAATACCTTCGTAACCGTCGGGATCACTAATGTAAAGATAAGCATACATAGCACATTCATGATGTTCGGTAAACAAACGACCATAGAAATCTGCGTAAGCCATATTCATTACATACATAGCATCATACCAGTTAGCGTTATGGAGATCATCCATCTTGTATTTGTGCCAAATAGATTTGACTTCATCAAGATTATAATGATGAGTAGTACCATTACGATTCTCCATACGTTCAACAGCCCATTCACATAGGTCTTTAGTAAAATGTTTTCCGTAGAGTTCTTTATACTTTCGACAATCCCTCTTTCTTACATCTTCACTTTCGTGTGGCATATCACTATGCTCATGCGGGTCTTTCATCATGACTTACATTATTTTTAAGAGAGTTATCAATTTCACGTTTAAGATTTTGAAAAGCAGTAGCTTCGAACTCAAAACCAAATAGATTCACAGAACCTTTAGCAGTAGCTTTAGAAATAGCTGCATCAAGATAGCTATTAACTACTTTAGGAATCTGCTCATCAGGTATGAACTTAGATAACTTAACCAACTGAGGCTTAATAATATAATCAAGTGTAGGCTCTATAATAAAATCTAATTCATTCAGAAGATTATAAGTAGAAAGGTCTAAACCAAAAACACTACCCATAAACTTTCCGATACCAGAAGTAACAGGAATCTTAATCCCACCTCCGATAGTTTTAACGATTGGTGTTAGCCATTTACCAACAGCTACTGCAACAAGTTCTGCGTTAGTCATACTACTTCAGTATTAAGCGTTTGCTGTAGAAGTAGTAGGAGCGTTAGGATCAGGTACAGCTGGACCAGCAGTACGAGCCGCTAACTCAACAACAGGACAAATCTCCGCAGCATTGATCTTTTTGATGTACTTAACGAAATTGCAATTTGCATAATCGAAAATACGTTCATCAGCAGATTCTCTACGTTCAGCTTCAAGAGCAATAGCAGCTTTGAAATCGTGACGAACATCACTGAACTCACGAGCGACTTCTTTCTTGAAGTTTTCAATATCCTGTTTGTTAAGTGCAGATTCCTTATCCAAACGAGCAAGAGTTTCAAATATAATCTTGTCGTTAGCTTGACGAGTTTCACGTTCTTCTTTGATTAAAGCTAAAGCTTCTTTAAACGTGTTTATACCTACATTATCGGCATAACGTTCAGACTTCTCTTTAGCAAGTTCAGCCATAAGACTAGAAACTAATTGAGTTTCAGTAACAGCAGTAGCTCCAGCAGCAACCGAACCATTACCGTTACCTAACCAATTTCTCAATCCAAGTCCTGCAAAAGCAGCAAGACCTAAAGAACCTGCAACAGTGTTGTAATTAATTTGTCCTTTCGGAACTTTAACACCAGTTTCGTTTTCAGTATTCATAGCATTAATTTGTTTTAATGCACCTCGACATTGAGATGCACAACAAATATATTACTATTAGTACTGATAACAATGAAATGATTTATAACATGAACATTAATACTCAACAGTTGAACATTATATTCAACGTTTCTTCTTAGCGATAGCTTCGTCAATCTTTGCATTAATAGAGGGAACACTAATGTAATTCATAAAAGTTACATAACCAATATGATATACGTCAGCAATTTTGTTCTTCCAAATCCAACGATAACTTCTATCATCATTGATATAAGTTTAGCAATCTCTTGAATATCTCTAATTAATAAGAGCTTATTCAAATTAGTATAAGTCACAGATGTCATACCTAAAGGAATTTAAATCATTAATAGAACGTTTAGTCGATGATTTAAGCGAGCAATGATTTTCCTTGATATGACAAAAGGGAGTACTACGCAATTTAGCAGTAGCACTCCTTTAGTCCGCGATCATACGCTTTTAGAATCAGCAAAATGCCGTTTTATAGCTTTGAGTATAGGTTTGATAATTAAATCATACCCAAAGGTACATATCAGAAAAGATAGCAGCATCGTTTCCAATGAAGCATCTAATTTGTATAAGTAAAGCACCATAGTTGCAATACCTACGATTAAGCTAACAAGAGACTTGAAGTATCTCGGTAGTTTCTTTTTAGTAATCTTAGTGATAATCTCATTAATGCCATAAGTAGTTAAAAGCACAATGGCAATAAACGCAAAACTTATAGAATTAAAGAGATTAAAAACAATTGTTTCTTCCATAGTTTAAATATCTGTATATACAACAAAAGGTCTAATAAGCACATTAGTACCTATTAGACCTATAATCAAATTAACAGACGACTTACGAAATAGTCCAAGCGGTATTCGTAGTAATCGTAATTTGTTTAGTTCCTCCCGCAGCAGCGAAAGTCAATGAAGTCGGAGATACAGACAGAGTAGCATCACCGGCAGCTTGCGTTACAGAGTATTTCTGACCATTTACAATAATATTACCGGTACGAGTGTTAACCGTCGGGTTAGCAGCAGCGGTAAACGTAATTTCGAAAGCGTAAACATTATCTGCTCCCGGATCACCTTCAATCTCAGCACCAGAATTATATTCTTTCTTATTTACGACCAATTTACCGGCAGTCAACCAAGAAGAAGCGTAAGAATCAACAGCAAACGTGATAGAAGCTAAATTGGAATTACCAGTGAACTTCTTAGCTTCACTCGTTTTAACGAAAGCTAACGATTGAGTAGTAACATCCCAAATCGTAGAACCTTCCTGCTGCAAAGTAACGTCTTCAGTCAAATCTTCAACAGCAACGGTAATCAAACCAGAACGTCCGTTACGACCTTTATAAACCGGAGCAGTAACATCTACTTGAGAGTTACCAGTTCCTTCAACAGCACTTAAAGTGATCCAACTCGGTTTAGCTTTCAAAGCATATCCGGCGCGCATAACAGGTGCACCAACTCCATCAACTAAACCACCAATTTCAACAGCAGTTGCTCTTTCATTCAAAGCAGAATCTCCAATCATAATGATAAAAATTTAATTATTCGTAAAAAAGTTTGAAGTTCCGCACGCCCCACAAGCTATTCCCCTACTGGGGTCTGCAAAGCGTAGCGGAACATTTAAAAGTTTAAGAAACAGTCCAATTAACATTAGAAGTTACTTTGACAGTTTGTGTACCACCAGCAGCTTCAAACGTTAGACTAGTTTTATCAAGATTCAAATAAGGATCTTGTTCAAACGTTGCAGTGTAAGTAGCATTTCCAGTAACAGTAACAGTTCTGCTAGCATTCGTATTACCATCACTCCATTTAACAAAATGATAACCGGCAGACGGTGTAGCCTTTAATGTAGCAGTTGCACCATAATTGTAAGTACCACCTCCACTAACAGTACCACCTGTACCCGCAGTTACAGTCAATGTATAACTGTTAATTTGCCATACAGCATAGTAAGTAACATTACCAGTAACTTTGGTAGTTGTGCTTACATTAACAGAACCATTAGCTGATGTGGACCATCCCCTGAAAATATATCCAGTTCTTGTAGCAGTCGGAAGAGTTCCTAAAACATCATTGTAATGGAATGAACTACTAGACTTGCTAGGAGTACCACCATTACCATTCCAAGTAACTGTATAATTCTTATAAGTTGCAGTCCATCTAGCGTACCAAGTCTTATTAGAAGTAACCTTAGTTGTCGTAGTTAATTGAGTACCACCAGTAGCGGCAGCAGTATCGAACCAACCTGCGAACGCATACGTATAAGTATTATCCGCAGCTCTTGAACAAGTAGGTAACGTTCCAATAGCTTCATTATAATCTTTAGTTATAGATGAAGAAGAAGGAGTACTACCACCATTAGCGTTAAATGTAAAGGTGTACCTATTAACAGCTCTGGTCACATAAGCATAATAAGTAGCAGCACCTGTTACACTCGGCGTTTCTAAAGTTAATGAAGAACCAACCTTAGTTCCACCACCGTTAGCAGCAGTATACCAACCTTGGAAAGTATAAGTGTACTGAGCATTATTTGAAGGCATAGTCAAAGTACAAGAGCCTTTAGACCCATAAGCAACAGATTGACTAGTCCTATTCAAAGATCCGTATGTTGTTTGATAACTTATTGTATAACTCCGTTTAGTTGCAGTCCAATGTGCATATATTGTAGTATTACCTGCACCCATTGTCGTATTAGCAGTAACTTGCGTTCCATCAGTAGCAGCAGTATACCAACCAGCAAATGTGTAACTGTATTGTGCAGTAGAAGCTCTAGTAGGCGTCGGCAAAGTACCATAAGCACTTCCATATTGAACGCTCTTAGAAGCAGGACTTACTGCATTACCACCATTAACATTGTAAGTTAAAGTATAACTATTAATAGACCATCGAGCATAATAGGTAACAGTACCAGTTATCTTAGTAGTAGATGAAATCTTCGTACCACCACTAGATGCCGTGTACCAACCAAGGAATGTATAACCTGTTCTAGAACAAGTCGGAAGAGTACCTAATTCTGAACCATACGTTTTAGTAATAGTTGATGGACTAGGAGTGCCACCACCGTTACCATTGAATGTTGCAGTGTAACTTCTAAGAGTAGCAGTCCACTGAGCATAATAAGTAACATTTCCTGTTACAGTAGTAGATGCAGATATTTGAGTACCACCCGTTGTAGCTGTAAACCAACCCTTAAATGTATAAGTGTATTGAGCATCAGCAGCTCTTGTCGGAGTAGGTAATGTGCCTAAAGTAGAACCATGAGTCTTAGTAGTTGACGTAGGATCTACAGTTCCACCATTAGGATTCCAAGTTACAGTATATGACTTAAGAACAAATACCGGAGTAATATGAGTATTGGCAGTAATGTTAGAAACTGTCAGAGGATTAGTAGTAGAACCATTAGACCACTTACTAAAATTATAGCCAGTACTCGGAGTAGCTGTCCAAATAGCAGAACCACCATATTCTACACTAGACTTATTAACGCTCGCTGTACCACCAGTTGAATTAGCAGTAGTAGTTGTGAAAGTCTTAATTGTAAACTTAGCAGTTAAGCTGATATTTGCAGTAACAGCAAATGTATATGAAGCATTGCTAGATACTTTAGTTGTTCCATTATACCAACCAGCAAAATTATAAGCAGCTTTAGGAGTTGCAACTACAGTAGCATTAGCGCCGTGTTCTACAGTTTGACCAGCAGGACTTACAGTACCTTTGTTTATATCCTCAGAAGTTGCATTAACAGTGTAGCTCTTAATCTTATATTTAGCAACAAGAGTTCTATTAGCAGTTAAAGTAACAGCGAAAGAAAGACTTGTAGAAACAAGATTAGAGCCTTCATACCAACCAACAAAATCATACCCAGTTGGAGCAGCTTTAGCAGTCAATATGACTTGTGTGTCACGATAATAAGTTCCTTCTTTAACTCCGCCTGTAGCGGATGAACCAATAGAACAATCACCAACATTTGTAATAGTAGTTCCTGAACTATTAGTAGTTAAAGCTGAAATCTTAATAGTAAACTTATCAGCTTCTACTTGAGTACAATTAATAGTTTTCGTAATACCGCTGACTGAAACAGTAACAATAGTTGTTCTGCTTGCACCAGTATTCTTACTCGCAGTTAAACCAACCGTTTTATTACCCGTACCACTCTTAGCGGCAGGGGTAAGCCAAGAAGCAATAGCCATCTTAGTACCCCCCCCTAATTATGAAACCGTCCATTCGACGTTAGAAGTAACATTAACAGTTTGAGTTCCACCAGCAGCTTCGAAAGTAAGAGAAGTCTTATCTAATTCAAGATATAGATCTTGAGTAAACTTAGCAATATAAGTCTTATTAGCATCAACAGTAACACTTAGAGTTACATCATCAGAAACCTTAACTCCATCTTTCCACCAACCACCAAAGCTATAACCCTCAGCAGCTGTAGCATGAATAGTAGCAACAATACCATTCTCAAATTCAGCAGTTTCAACTCCTAAATTAGATTCTTTATTGATACCAACACCACCTTGAGCTACACCTTCATCTTCGGTTTTAACTGTAAGTGTATAATGTGTGGGTTCAGGAATAAGATCACATTCAATAGTAACCTTAATGTTTTTCTCAACCACAAAGCTATACTGATTGTTACTGTTAAGAGTGATTTTAACACCATCAACAAGCACTTTATTCAAAGTATAACCCGGACTTACATTAACTTTAATCGTACAAGTATCACCATCATCATAAGTGCCAGCACCTTCCATTGTAGCACTTCCGTTAGGAATAGCTTCATAGGTAACTTGGAATTGATCAGGAGCATCAACCTCAAAACGAGCTTCAATAGATTTAGAGTCATTCATGACAATATCACGTGAAGTAGTCGAGGGCGCACCCGAATCAGTCCATTTCTTAAAATGATAGCCGCTATCTGCTAATGCTTCTACAGAAACGGTAGTTCCGTCAACAATATCAGAGTAAGTCTTTGTGCCACTATAATAGTCGCTCCAACTTCCATTGATCTTTGCACGACATTTACCACCTGTTCCAGCAGTAAGAGTTAGCGTTCGCATGATCACTTGGTCGAACGTAGCAATATGCGTTGCATTCGTTCCGGTTTTAGCAGTGAATGTTGCAGGATTATCTGAAACCTTTGCACCACTTGTATTCCACTCTCTGAACTTGTAATTGCCAACCGCACGAGCTTCAACTGAATAAATCGAACCTACAGCAGTTTTAAACGTGTGTTCAGAAGTAGACCAACTAGACCAAGAACCATCACCTATACGATAACGAGTTTCATTAGTTCCGTCAGAACCTACCGTAATAGTAACTTCTTCCGGTGGAATCTCTACGAACGTACAAGAGAAATCTACATTCTCAGTGATAACCTTTGAATAAGGATTAGAGTTAGAAGTAGTTCCACCAATATTCCATTGTTCAAAAGAATAACCACTATCAGGAACACCTAATACTTCAATTGTCTTACCGTCAGTAACACTAATGTTAGAATGCGAAGATGCAGCTTCTGAATATTCACCAGAGCCAATCTTATATTTACATTTACCATTAGAACCAGCAGTGATATTAACAATATGAGTTTCAGGTGGAATGTAAGTTTCCTTAAAATAAGCAGTATAAACTTTGCGATGTAGACCTTCTTCAACAATGATATTGTTTTCATTATTAGGAAGATTAGCACTAGTAGGAGTTACCCACTTTTCAAATTCATAACCGCTATTAGCTTTACCAGCGATAGTGACAATTGTCTTTTCCGGAGCAGTAACTTCGTGTCTTTCTGCCCATTGAGACCAAGCATCATTAATATCTTTATATCGAACTAAACCATTCGCATCTGCCACGATACTAAACGTGAAATAACGAATAGCTTCTTTAAAGTTTACTGTAATCGTAAGATCTCGCGTAACAACGATGCTATATGTACCATTACCATTATCTACAAGATTACCACCAGAAGCAGTAACTGTATCAACAGCCCAACCATCAACTGGACTAGGAACAATTATTGCAGTTTGACCAGACTTATAAGTACCGCCACCGTTAACTGAACCTTTATCAGCAGGATTAGTTATAATAGTTACATTGTACTCCTCAATAACAGGAGCATCAAGTTCGAAGTATGCAGTATAAGTTTCATCTTTCTCAACAACAAGATCATATTGAAGATTAGTAGAAACAATACGATTTAAACTATCAGTCCAATGAGTAAAATGATACCCTTGAATTGCCGCAGCTGTTATAGAATGCCTTGTACCTTTTGGGAATGTTCCGGCACCAACTACATATCCTGCATTAGTCGGATCAGCATTGACATTAATATAGAATTGTTCAATAGGAGCTTCATCCTTTTCAAATACACCTATTAAATCCATATCTTTCTTAATAGTGAAAGACCAATTAGGACTAATAGACATAATCTCATTAGTATGGAACTCTTTCCAACCTTTAAAGTGATAACCTTGAACAGGTTTAGCATAAAGTTCAACACGACTACCAGCTTCAAATTGAAAACGGAAGCCATCTGAGTTTTCATCAGGAACAATAGCAGAACCACTACATCCAACAATACCACCCTCTTCAGGAGAAGGAACTAAAGTAACTCTATAGTAATCACGTTCGATATGACCAGACTGCATAAAATCTTGAAGATCTTTGATGTAAGTCCAAGCACGAATATATGTATCTTGACAACCACAAGTATTATTTCTAATACCACGACTAGGATGCACATAATTAGCTTTAAGACCAATGCAAACAAGAGTGTCATCAGTCAAAGACTCACTACCAACAATCAACTCTCTATCAATAGCAATAATATTACCATCAGTAGTTAGATTAATTTCGCAACCTTTTTCATCATACATATAGTAGCAACCATCAGTACGATGATAGAAGAATCGAACGTTATGCTCACGCTTAGGAAATGTACCAAGAGGAAGAACTTGTTTTAACTTGACAATTTTAATATTACATTCCATAGCATTAAGTTTAAACAAATATAACTACGCAGAACCGTTAAGCACTACGTAGTTTTCCAAGCAACTTTAGTCAGTTGCAGTATTCAGAGAAATGGCATTATCGCCGGAACCTTTAGCTAAAGTCTTAATAGCTTCAAGTTTATTTACAACAGCGTCGATCACATCTTCCGTACCAACAACGATTTGGAATTTGCGAGGACTATTATTATCAGCGGCAATCTCAGGGAATTGATTAAACTCAGCTGTAGAAATAACAAGATAAGCGACTTTATCAAAGCCAACTTTCGGGTCACCAATACCCCAAGCTTTCTGCCACTCATCATGAGGATTCCAACCCATGTTAATCAGAGAATAACGAAGGTCTTCATCACTAAGAGCAACATCAGCTAAGAAACCGGATAACTTCGTATGTTCAACGGTAATAGTACCATTGGCTTTTTGATCGGCAAGAATACCGAATACGTTCATCGTCAATTTAGTAGGCTTTTTAGCAACAACAGTTATCTGAACAGCACTATTAGCTTTCTCGATAGTAATATCAAATAACTCTTTGTTATAAGCGGTAAGACTAAGGTTCTTCTTAATCTTCTCTACCAACCGATCAACAGTATCAGTAGCATGAATCCGAACAGGTATTTGAACAATCTGAGGATTAGGATTAACCGTCAGACCATGACGATACTCCTCAGAAGAACAAATTTCAATAGCACCACAGAACTCAGCATCTGCATTATATACAATACCTTCAGCAGGCTTAAGTGCCGGATTCGTAAGACCTTTAAGAATAATAGTTTCTTTCTGATCTTTCTCCGTATATTTACGAACGTTATAAGTGAAGTTAAAAGGATTAATATCCACTCCACGTTGATTCATAAATCCACCGTCCTTAGTAGGAATTGCAGACATAATTACAAACGGCTCAGGTCTACCAGTAGTAGGTAAAGCAGTACCATAAGCAGTACAAATGCCGAGTTGACCATTAGATAACTTAGTATCAACAGTAACATTATCGACAAATGTTTTTCCGTAACTTACAATTCTCATAGTAACGTTTTATTTTAAAGAATTACTTTCATTTATAGCAATTTGATAACCTTCATCTTTAAGTTTACCAAGAAGCTTCTGTGTAGCAAGGTTAATAATCTCGGTTTTAAACGGAAGTTCAGTAGCAGTATCAGTTACAATATCAAACCTAGTAGGTTGTCTAAGATATGTGATAGCAACATCAGTAATCACAAATGTATCATCCATATCTACTAAAACCCTATTACTTTCTATCGTACATATAGGATGAATGTGTCTATTAAGACGATTGTGATACGTTTGAAGTATATCTCTACGCTGAACATCAGAAACCAAATCCATACCCGCAGGTTTGCTCTCTTGTACCTTTGTAACCACTCCATTAGAAGTGATAACCTCGTATAAGCCCGAATAACGCTTGTAGTCAAATTGTACTAACTTAATAGTATATTTATCTCCAACTACAATTAGCTGTGGCGTATCGAAGTAAAACACTAGTGATTCGGGGTAATACTCGTTATTATAGCGTTCATAAGTCACATTGTAACCTTTTCGCAGCAATATGGAGAGCATATAGTTAATATATTCAAATAGACCCTCTTTACGATAGATCTTAGCAGGATAATGAAACGTAACGGTATCATTACCAATTTGAATAACAAAATCTTCTATATAACCGGGAATAGTTTTAAATAGCTCACTGATATTAACAACGTAAATCCTAGTAGTAACAGATTCAGTTGCTCGATAACGTTTAAACTTATCATATATAACATTTGCATCATAAGAGACACCATGTAGGTAATTCGCAGGTAAAAAAGCGAAGCCTCTATTACCCTCATTTGCGAGAAGGTAAAGAGGACTTCTATATGTAGTCTTTAGCACCTGCAAATCATCGTAATAACGACCAGTCTCTTCAAAGGCTTTAATCTTTTGCGTAAGCAGTACGTCAATAGCTTCATTAAGAGCAATATCAATATACTGCGGACGAATAGATTCTTGCCTATTAGCATTAATCTGCTGAATCTTATCGTTTACAGCAATATGTGCTTCTTTACAACTACTATACATACTGACACTATTTTATTAGTTTATAACCGAAGCCTTATAAGCAGTGAAAAGTTGTGCTTTATATTCAACATTTTCAGGAGCAGCTAAGAAAGCCATAACACCCTCAATAGAAGAACCAAGAACTACTTCCGGACGCACAGTATCAAAGTAATTATCACCGTCTTTTGTAATGACTTGAGCGGCGAGTAACTTATAGACTTGCGCCATTGCTTCTACATTCTTGTTATCAAACAGAGAAATAAACGCATCTGCATTCGTTTGAGAAAGTTCAGCTACAGCCGTCTGCAAATCTCCATGTTCCATTTTGATAATCTGTAGAGTATCAGCAGGAGCATTACAGATAAGCATATTTCTAATACGTTTATAAGAAGACTCATCACCTGTGAACAACTGAGCCAACTTAGTAGCAGTATTAACAACAGCTTTAGTCTTAGCATCTTTCATACGCTTAACGTCTTCAATACTATGTAAGTAAAATCGAATGTTAGTAGATTTCTCAACATCTTCTGGTTTATTAGCAACAGTAGAAGTAAGCAGAGCAAGACGCCAAAGAATATAATCTTGCGGCTTAATAGGAGTCATGTACATATACAGATTCTCTTCATGAACCGCAGTACCTTCACCAAAGAGCATAGCATCAAAGATAGCTTTCTCTAATTTATTCGGAGCAACCTCAGTATTAATACTGTTCTTTTTAGCCCAATCAAGAATAGCATCACGTTTAACAGGATCGTTAAGAGAAAACTCCCAACCAGTTTCAAGCTCATAACCTTGAGCGGGAACTTCAACAGTTGAGTTTTTAAGATGCTTCAAAACGAGGTCTTGAAAGTTTACGTTACGGCTATCAGCAGAAGCTCCAATGATCGTAGGAAGTATAGAAGCCATTTCAGCAGTTTTACTAGATAGAGTAAGAACCGCTTTAATGCTCGGACCGAAAATAGTATTGAAAGCACCAATACTTTTCTGATTCACGACTTGAAACATAGTCGGATTCAGCTTTAACGCTAAGGTTATTTTGCGTGAGTATATCATATAGTTTATACTTTAGTAAGTTTATACTTTACAATAATCGTAATGTACGCTTATTCAAAAATCATTTCAGCCCAGAAAGAAGTAGTACCATTAAGCATATTGATACCTTGTGAAGACATAACCTCATAAGTAGCAATATCCTCTCTAGTAGATAACATCTTACTATAAGCACCCCACTCTTTAGGTAGCGGAGTAATACCTTGATAAACACCGTACAAATATTCACGACCCTCTTCACAAACCAACTGAATATTTGCTTCACCACTCGTGTTATCAATAGAGTGATCCAAGAACACCATCGTATAAGAGGTAACAGGGAAGCCACCATACATACGACCATTCTTACGATCCATTTCGGCACGAGAACCGGTATCAAACAAATCTACAACCTTAACAGAAACGGTAGCTCCGGAATAGTGCTTATACTGATTGAAGTATGCACCATAAGAAAGGATACCACCACGGCTTTGAATCTCCTCAGAACCTAACTTATCAAAGTAACCATTTCCGATAGCTTCATTCTTAATACACTGTTGGAACATTTTAGAACCACCTTTACCGGTATAAAGAACGATATTTTTGTTACTCAAATCAATATCGTTACGAACTTCAAAGATACGAGAAAGAATCATATCAATAAGCTCGATAGTCATGAATGAGTATTCGAAGTAGTTACCGAATGCGATAAGAATATCACGAACACCAGCACCACGAGGAATAGGTTTGTTTGAATGTTTTTCTTGATTATGAATAACACCATTAATATCACGGTTGTAAGCAGAGAACCACAAATCCTCTTCTAACAAACGTCTACGCATGAACTCGAACTGACGCATTTCATAAGGCATCCAAAGAGTACCTTTAGAACCATCATCATAATCAAGTTCAAACTCAGTTACAATATTAGCAATGTTACCGGTAATAATTTTGGAGAATCTATGGAAACCAAATTGGTTAGTCATTTCACTCCAAGATTCAGCAGTAGAACGAGAACCAGTAGATAATTCACCGGCAATCGTAGGAGCACCCATACCCCAATATTTACCTCTCTCAAAATTGCTGAGATCAATAAACTCATCAGGATTACCGCCAAGGATAATCATTTCATAGATATATCCACCAGAAGCAGTCTGCTCACCATCGGTCTGCATACGAACCATGTGCTTTCCGTCAGGAGTAATAGCAGAATACTGATAAGGAATCCAGTTATCTTGGAACTCCGCTTTGAAAGACATAAACCCTTTACCGGGGGTTTGAGTAGGCGTAATCAAACGCACAATCGGGGAAGTGACAGTAGGTTTCCCCATAATCTTCCACTTATACTGAGTATCACCAGCATTAATAGGTTTCTTACGAGAGATATTCCCTTGACCTTCCGTAAGAGAAAGAAGAGGGAATTGATTACTGTTCCTACCCCAAAGATAAGTAAGAGACTTATTCAAATCGACAGCACCAAGAACATTAAAGTTCAATAGCATATCGGCATCAGAGTAAACCTCTTTGGAATACTGTTTTTTTCCAATTTCTCTAAGCATAGTTACGATAATTATTTATTTGAATCAATAATACCACCCGGAACAATAGGACGTCTATTAGGATTAACTTTAGTACCGCCACCTTGAGTGGATACCTTAACTTTAGGTTTACCACTAGAAGTAATGTTCAAACGACGAACAGCTTCTTGTCGTATAGATGTAGCAGCTAACTGACTAATATCAGCACCTAACAAGTTACGAAGTGCTACCATAGCGAACGTTTCATTATCAGCAAGCATATCAAAAACATCTTTCTGAGCTTGCGTATAGAAATCACCATTAACTTCAACAACAGGAGCTGTTAAATACTTGACAATATCTTTACGAGAAAGAATTTGCTCTTTACCATTAACAGTTCTTTTAACGCCTGCTGTTGGAATTGCAAGACCTCCGATAGTACCTTTATTAACGATCTTATCGTATAAAGAATCAGGAACGTTAAGCACTTTAGCTTTACCATTCTCATCATAGGTAATACCGTAGGCTTTATCAAGAGCCTCTTGAGCAGCTTGATATTCGGCTTCTTGCCTAGCATTTGCGGCTTCAATCTCACGTCTCTGAGCATTGGCAAGATAATCAAGACTCTCTTTAGCAGTTTCAGCTAATACTTTATCAGCTTTAGAAAAACGAATAATACGTTCGATTTGAGCATCAGAAGTACCTTTACGTTTTTCAGCAGAACGAATAACAGCTTCTAACTGATCATCTGATTTATCTTCAAGGGTCATTGTAGTCCAATCAACATGATTAGCAAAACCCTCAAGAGAACCATACGTTTGTTTGTAAAGAGCAGCTTGATAAATATCCGGATTAGTACGGAAGAAATTGTCGATAGCTTCACTTTCAGCTTGACGTTTAGCAAGCTCTGCAATATCAGCATCACGTTGAGCAAGACCTTCAACAGTCATTTCATATTGCTTAGGAGTACCATCAGCATTTACCGGAGTTAAACCTGAAATAGCAGAAATAGCAGAAACATCTATAGTTTCCTCTTGAGTTTCAGCAGCAGCAAACTCATCTAACTGAGCTTTAGTATAAACAATCTCTCCATCTTTAACGGCATTACCGTTAGCATCAAGATCATACTCAACATCACCGTCATCAGTAGTAAGAACAATCTTAGTAGGAGTTTCAGTTTCAGTTTCAGTTTTTTGAGTAGCAGTTTTAGCAGCTTCTTCTTCAGCTTTACGTTTAGCTTCTTCCTCTTCTGCTTTCTTACGTTCTTCTTCTGCTTTAGCAGCTTCTTCTGTTTCTTTAGCAGCTTTAGCAGCTTGTTCAGCAGCTATCTCTTCCGCAGTTTTAGTAGTATTACTATCAGTAACACCACCGGGAACAATAGGATTTGGCATAATGTTTTATCTTTTATAAATTAAGTTATAACAGTGACAAATGTAATAATAATATATGTATTAAAAATGGCATTAGAAATATTATTAGAAACATCGTTAGTACCGCCTATCACACGGCTCTCTGAAATTCCAATTAATTTATGCCATTTTAAGGCTCAAATGAAGACCTCTGATGAACCCAAATTTCAGTCGATATAGTTGTTCAATTCGACAAAAATAAGAGCCTACATTAAGACTTTCGTGGCTTGTTGGCGTTAATACGATTCATGTGCTTTTGTTCCTCAAACTTGGCACGTTCCAGATTAGCTCTATCAATATCTAAGTTTAACTTAGTCATTTTAAGATAATCATCAAGAGTACTACCATTAGCTTCATCTTCACTAATATAATCATTACCATTCTTATCTACTTGAAGTTTAGCATCAGTAATAATAATATTAGTAAGATTAGTATCAGCAGCAATAGCTTCCTTAGAATCGCGATCAAGTTGAGCTTGTTCAGCTTCAAATTTACGTTGAGCTTCCGCATTAGCAGCACGAGTTTGTTCAATCTCAGCATCCCACTTCTTTTGAATCTCTTCTTTTTGAAGTTCAAATTGACGTTGAGCTTTGGCAGCTTCTTTAATATATTTGCGTAAAGAAGCAACGTTATGATTACAAACAGCCTCAGCAGCTACATCGTAATTTCCATTTTGAGCAGCACCAAAAGCAATTTCCTCAAGCTTACGTACTTGTTCATTAAGTTCAGCAGAGTTACCAACAAAGATACCTAAATTAGAATTAACAAAGTCAGTACCATTTACACGAACTTGAACAATCTCATTGGTATTAGGATCTACATAAGAACCTTCATAGCCATCAATCCAAGCAATTTTAGCAGCATCAAGATTAGCCATCATATCACGAGAGCGGAAGCAATCAAAGATTTTAAGTGACCACACAGATCCCATTAGAGCCTGATTAAGTCCCATTTCAGTGACAGCTTTACCAGCACGAGCTTGAATATCTCCTGCACGTTGATCGTTCATATTAGCAAGTTCATACGCTTCTTGCTTAATAGACTGCTTAATCTGATTAATAGTTGTAAGATAATTAATCATTGTAGTATTAGCAATCTCTTTAATAGCTTGAAGTGATGCTTGCTGTTTAGCTATTTCACTATCATCAAATACAAGAGTACCATCTCGATTAGCTGCATCAAGACGCTCTTCCATAGTCATATCTTTAGTATCAGCTAAGAAACTTTCAGGTATCAATAGCCATGACCGGAATTTACTAATAGTACGTTCCTCAACTAAAGTATAAAGACGATAAAGAGCAAGATAAGGTAATAAGCGATAAGGAATAGGTTTAGGATTATTAAGAAGCATCAAACGACTTAAACCATTATAAGGTAACTTACAATGATTAAGATTATTCACTTCTTCACGTTGAACAATGATAGGTTGAGATTTAGTATATACACCCCAATCTTTATCACCAAAACGATAAGCTTCCCAACATTGAAGAACCCAAGTATATTCAATATCAATATCACCAAGAGTAGTATCTAAGACATAATCTTCATTAACAATCTTTTGCTCAATCTCGCCATAAGCATTAGTATAAGTAAGAACACCACGCTTCATAGGAACCTTAAAAACACAATGACGAGCTTTGAGGACCCCAGTAGAGGGCAAGAAGTGGTACGGAGCAGCATTCTGCGCATCAATCGTAGGATTAAAAGCAATCTCACGAGAACGAAGCATAACAGGAGTAACTGTATATTCACCCGTACTTTCATGATTATGAATTATATCTTTGATATAAGCAATATCTCTTTTAGAAAGAACTTCTTGATATTCACCAATTATATCATTGATGTTAATATCAAATTCTCGCATCCCATAATCATCATCTTCAACAAAAAGATTACCACTATCAATTCGATAATACTCAAGAGGAGAAATAATTTCAAAGATAACATCATTGTATCTTACATCACGATAAGAATAAACACTTTCAGTACAGAACCAATAATAGAAAGCTTGAATATATTTCTCATTAGCTTTAATAAGAGAATTAAGAAGATCAAGAGTTTTCTGACCACGATCAGCTTCTTCATCAATCCAATCCTTAGCAGCTTGTTTCATAAAGTCTTCAGCAGATGGAAGATCTTTAGAAGGCTCACCGGTTTGAACACCGTTAGCATTCATGATGTTTATAAATTGCTGACGAAGAAGACCATCAAGAGCAACACGAAGATCAGCGTTACGTCTAGTGACAACATCAATATCAGCATTATAAACTTGGTAGTTATTATAGGTGTTAATGAACTCTCCTATATATTTCTCTTTAATAGGAGTAATAAAATCAACATCTCTAATCTTACCGGGCAAATCTTCTTTTCTACCATTAACGGAGTTGTAGGTCGCCATTACATATTTGTAAGTAGATTCATCTACAATTCCATTTGCAGCGTCAAGAAAGGCTTTAATATCTGCTTTATCATTATTAGAATGAGCAGTAGCAATAACCCAATCACACATAGCCTTAGTCCAAACAGCTCCACGCTTAATAGCTTCCGAAGCAAAAACATCAGGCTTTTCTAAAGAATTAGGAATCTTAGAAGCATCCATTTAACGACGATTTAAACGATTTGCAATACGTCTGTCATTATTCTCTGTATTACCTTCAACAAGACGCTTAGTATTTAAAGAGTCTGCAAGAAAGACATACATAGCAACAATAGCAGCACTAATATGGTCGAAGTTACCCTCAGCAGTAAATCTCTGACACTCTAGAAGCAATCGAACACTACTAATAGACTTAAGTCTACGAATAGGTTTACCATCAGCAGTATATGAAAGAGGTTCATAAATAAACTCCTTTAGCATACGAAGACCATTATATTTCTTATCACCATCACCAATTACAATACCATAATCATTATTGTTAGGATTAGTCAATTTACGAGTATTGGCATTGGTTGGGTCAAGCATTAAGTAACGTCTAAGTTTATATTTAATGAAGTTAGAAACAGTCTCACCAGTACCAGCTTCCGGACAACATTCAGCATTATACATAAGACACATACCCATAGTGACTATATCATTTTGCTCCATTGTGTCCAAACGTCCTATATATTCACATACAAGCAGTTTTTGATTTGGATATGGGGTAATAGTATTACTACGCATCCATACTTGTGCAGAATAAAGAGAATGTTTATCTGTTACGTCTTTTTGAGCCTTATCTACCTTATATGCATCCACACTAACAAAATATAAATCTTTAGGCACTTCACCATTTACTAAGAACGGACGATAGTACATTCTAACGCAACCGTGAGTATCATCACGAGAACCATGCGGAACTTGATTAACAAACTCATGGAATTTACCTTTACCAAATATATCACGTTTAATACATTCGGCTTTTGGTATAAATTCAGCTCTATTAGAATTACCTAAATCATTAACAACAATCCAACCATCTTGAAAGAATCTAGTAGCATTATCATTAATTAAATCTGAAACGTGTAGATTAAGTTCAGGAGAAGCGAACATATTCTCGGTTGTATTAATGAACGCTTCGGCAGGAGTATTAGCACGTTGGGCTTTATAGATTATATGAGTTTCACTATCATTATTATGAAAATGATTCTCTTTATCTTGTTTATCCCAAGCATAAGCAGTGAATATAATTGAATTACCACGTTCAACATAAGGTTCACAATCCCATACTTGTGGAAAGAAGAAACCACATACTTCATGACGTTTATTAATATCCCAAATGTTTTCCATGCAAAGCATCTTATTCATTTTGGGATTATAAAAGGCTTTACTAAATGCAGCCCAGTTAGCACCTTTAGTACCACCCGTACCATAAACACGAATAGTACCAACAGATATAGCACCAGATTCTGTATTAGATAAAGTAACATCAAGAGCTTTTTGGAGATTAGGAAACTTACCTGCTTCCTCAAAGTCAATCTCAATAGCTTTCTTACCTACAGCAGCGGATTCATTTTTACCACAAGCAACGCTATAAAGATTAGACATCCAACCAAAATTTTTAAGACCTTTAGTAGATACACGATAACCTAGAAGTATATCATCAATAGCCTCAGAAATATAACCACGACGCCAAAATGTATGTTCCTCAAAATGGTCAAGGCATTTCTTAGCCATAAATGTAGTAGCACCTTTATCTGTAAGATAAGCTAATTGATCAGCAGCAAGAGTTACCGTAACATTCGGAAATAAGTTAATTGTATTTGCAGCTTGACTACCACGTTTATATGAGAAACCTTTACGACGAGCTTTAGCTTTAGTAAGATGAAACTTATTATTAGCAATAAACTCATCTATTTTGAAGTTCCAATAGTCACCATCCCAATAACGAGGAAAACCCATAACAGTCTCAACGTATTCAGCACCTTCACGTTTAAGTCTTGCACGTTCTTTATCATTAGGTGTACGTTCAATACGACCATAATTAAGATAAGTATAATGCGCACCAGTTATACGTAAAGGTTGAAGTAAACTCTCACGTTCCTCATCGGTAGTATTAGCATCAAAGAACTTAGGAATATCTTTATAATAAAGTTTAGCTTTAATAAAAACACCTTTCTTACGACGAGATGTTTCTCTTTGCCAAAATGATTCATAAGCCGGAGTACTAGGGTCGTAATCACAATACGTACCATATTCATCAAAAGTATCAGCAGCTTTAGAAAGTCGTTCTATATTAATAACAATAAAATCAATATTCATAAGAATACCACCAGAGTTACCAATAAGAAAATCATTATCCGGATCATATAAAGGTTTATTAGTAATATAACTAATACCTTCAGATGCTTTCGGATATTTACTTTTATCTTCACAGAGATAATCTATAAAAGGAATATCTCCACGTTTATAGCCCCATTTATTCTCAGGAGCAGCATTGATACCATCACAACTATTTTTCCAATAAGCATGAATAAACATAAAGTTATCAATAGCATCTTGTGAAAACTCATATTTACTATTCATAGCTTAATCAATCATATCTATTCCACCACCAACACCATTATCTATATTGTTATGCACATCCATTGAAGTAGCAAGCTCTTTACCTCCACGAACGATAGTTTTCTTGAGTTTAGACTTAACGTAATTATCTTCCGCTTCTTTAAGTTCAGCAATAAGTTTAGGTAAGTCTTTACCCATCTTCGTAATCTCACGCATATAACCAAGCATACCACCGATCTCTTCTTTAGTAAAAGAGTCTTTTTTTAGATCATTACGAAGATTCTTATTCATAACAGCCATAAGATCTTTACCAGCTTGAAGAGCATTAACAGTTTCAAAGAACATCTGCCCGACATAATTGATATTATGCTCAACAAGCCAATTGATAGCTTCAATCATATCTTTAGTTGGTCTAAAGTCTGAATTAAGTTGAGCAACTTCAATAGCATAATCAAAAGCCTTTTGATCTTTTAAACCATTACGATGAATATATCCGTCTTCATCAGCATAACAATCAATAAACTTAAATATCTTATACATAAGTTCTCTATCATTGTGCCAATCATTATAAATAGTAGCAAGAATAGGAACTTTAAGAATTTGCTCTACATTCAGAATAAGTTTAGAGCCTTCAACCAACCATACGTGCAGTGCCATAACTAATAGTTTTATCTGTTTTATTACGAGCAACAAAAAAGCCCGTACCAACTTAATGATACGGGCAAATATAAGAATTACTTTTTAAATACAAAATACAATAATAATAAAATAAAATCTTTATAATAACTATTACTTTACCATATATTATTAGTAACTAAATTAATAGTTTCAGTTCCCACCATTGATACAATAATATATTCCTCTTTATCATCAGCACTACTATAAACATCACAGTTGACACTTAATGCTTTATTACCGGAACTTTAATTAGGAGTAACAATTACAAATGATTTTTTCATATATCAATAATATTAATCGAATATGAAAAAGAATTTTATTTGTACAAATGTAACTCAAAGTCAAACTGTTTATTGTTCCTAGTAGTATTTAAACTCATAGGTATAGGAGAATCTTGATATCGAAGAACTTGCAAAGCAAATTGATATAAATTTAGATAATCAGCTGCATCATTTAAAACAAACTCTTTACAATTATAAGGATGTTGAATAGTTTCTGCAATAGGTACTATATTATTACCAACAATCTGAACACCATCACCAGAATTAACAGTATTAACTCCCCTCCAAAATACTAATTTATGTTCTTCAAGAGTATAAGAATGCGTAATCAAAGCTAAATCTCCTGAAATACCTTTCTGTTTATTCATAAATAAAGCACTAGACAAACACCAATATTCTATAGTAGTATCTGTAAATACAATATTTAAATTGAAATCTGCACCTGTAATACTAATAGATTTACTTGGATAAGCCATAACATTTGCTAAATTATAAACTAGAGGACCTCTATCATCAGCAAAATATAAACAACTAAATCCAGTAATAACATTAGTTTTAGTTAATAAAGAATCATAGAGATCTATTCTAATCTTTTGCATAGAAGCAAAATTATTAGCAACAGAAGTATCTCCATCTACAGATTGTACTCCAACAAAAAAGTTACTTGTAAGTAATAAACCTTCTTTAGTTACATCATCTGCTAAAGCAATATTATTAGCTTGTAATGATATAGTTCTAGTTCCACTAACCGTACCATCACTAATGCAAGTACACTCAATAAGACTGTTACCTAATGCAATAACAAAAGTTTTATTTTTATACGAACCACCAGCTTGTTTAACAGCTACAGTTTTTGATATCCCTCCCCCAGATACAGTTAAAATAGTAGATCTTTCATTTCCACTATTTTGTTTACAAACAACATCAAAAGAACCATTATTAGTTCCAGAATCATTTGCAACTTCAACAAAATCTTTATTCATATCTTTAGTTTTACTTATTTATCAATAAAAGATTCAAATTGTTTCATAAATAAATTGATTTGAGTAGCATAAGCATCTACAACATATTCAATATCATTCGCATAATCTTCATTAGCTTGAACGAATAAACAGTGAACATACTCATGCCAAAACGTTTGAGTTCTTATAGAACTAGGAATATCTTTACTTCTGTCTCTAAGTATAATATAAACTAAACCTAGAACATGATCAGAAACTCCATACTGTATTCCTTGAGTAGATTGATAAGAAACTTCAGTCATATTATAGACTTTATAGATAACTGAACCAACCTTAAAACTCTTAGGATAATCAGTATTATATTCCCAATCAAAAGTAGAATCATCCCACCAATGAGTAAATAAGAAACTCAAATGAGCCATTGCAATATCATCAAGATGAGCTTTTTTGCTATTTGGAAATTCGGCATTTAAATTAAGCTCATAAGCAACAATAATAAAGAATGCTCTAACAAGTTCTCTAAGAGATGCAGTTGAATCTAAAGCATCATTGATTTGTATGATACGTTTATCAAAATCAATTTCAGTAGTTTTGACATTAGCGTGTTTAGCTATATAATCAAAAGAACCAATCTTAAAACTGACAGATGTTACTTTCTCATTTAAATCAGTAGGAAGAAAAGGATTAAGAAAAACTGTTTTCATATTAGAATCAATAAAGTTAAAAATACAACATTAAGACCAATAGAAACACCACCGATCTTAGCCCATTTAGCAGAACGACGCATATACTTCTTAAGATCTTTAATCATATCTTTATTACTCTTTTCTAGTTCAACAATAGATTGCTTATAAACGTTCGCTTGATTCGTAAGAGTATAAAGAGTATGTTTCAAACCATCAATAAGAGTATCTTGCTTAACAATAATGCTCTTTAAAGATTTGCATAAAGCTGCATCATATTCACCTTGTTTAAGAAGAATTGCAATTTTACGATTATCTTCAAGAGTATATGTAATAACAGTATCTTTAAAGACTTTCAATTCTCTGCCGTATATATCGAGCGATGCTATCATCAGAAACAACATAAACATCAGAGAAGTTCTTAATATCTGTTTCATATTTAATTATAGTTTTATTTGTATTAGCTTTGAGACTATCTATAAGACGTTCTTGTTTTATAGCGTAATTCTCCAAAGCAGAAATAACCCTACCAAGAGAATCCAAAGTATGATAAGGAATATCAGTTGTCGGTATTCGTTCTTCTTCATTACATTGAATAATATTAGTAAAACATAGAGCTAAAAAAAGGAGTGCTATCAACACCCCTTTAAAATCTATTTTCATAATTTGAACTCTTTAATATTAGTAAGAGTATAAGTAAAAGAATTACCATATAAATCTTTAGCCTTATTTACCAATGGCATAAATTTATCTTCATAATCTCTAACAGATTCAAAAACTTGACAACCAGCAGAATAAAGACCGATAGTACGAATAATTTTCCACTTAGAAGCACGATGTATATTAATACCAGCTATTTCGTAACTAACACGACCAGATAAATCAAGTTTATTATCTCGATTATTGTCACGATAAAGTGGAAGAGGTTTAACTTGAACAAGCGCAGGGTAATCACCTTTATGCTTTCCAACTTTAAATGCACCTCTAAATTGACCTTCTTTTAGAATAGCACAACCTTTAGAATTTATAGGTTTAATCAGATTCAAATCAGAAGGATCAGTAGTTATTGAAAACCAATCATAAGTCCATTTACCATTCATCTTAGGATTAGCATCATTAGCTTTGTAGAATACAAGAAGAAGATCATTAAATGTACCTGTATCAACAGTATTACATCTAATACCCCAAATGTTAAGATTGTAGTTACCTTTATCAAAGATAGCAAAGTCATGAACTTTAGCAATCTTACGAAGAACATCAATATTAGTCTTAGCTATGACGTCATCATAAGTAATTAAAGCATTCGTTAATTCACTCATAGTTACTTGATATTATAATTAAACAAATTGGTATTAGCTTTACGTTCTTTATTTAATTGAGCAAGTCTATAATCACAAATGGCTTTAACCTCAGCTTTAAGGTATTTAATATCAACAAAAGTAACAACCTCTTCATGTGGCATATCATCAGGAATCAAAGGATTCTCAATAGTCCTAATATGACAAAGCATATTACCAAGGCATTTAAAACCCCATTGTTCAATCAGATAATCATACATACTTAATTGAAGAGAATAATGAATACCAGTAGAATCCTGTAAATGATTTATAGGAAACAACATAGTTTCATTAGTAACAATGTACTTATCCAAGTCAATAGTACCATCTGCTTTCTTAGCCCAATATCCACCTTCAAATCGAATAGGTGCTTTATTAGTTTTCCAATCAAGAATAAAGAACTCATCCCCTTTAACAAATAGAATATCAACAAGACCTGAAATCAAATATTCTGGATGATAAACACCAATCTCAGCATAGATCTCAAATCCCATAGAAGTCATATCCTTAATAAACTCGTAAATTTGAGGATACCTATCAGCAATACCAACAACTCGAAAATAATCGAGATCGAGTCTGCCATAACTATGAGTTCTTATAATATCATCTATTGTATAAATACGACCATCAATAAAACCATTCGCATTTAAATAGTAGTTGTTACATCTTTTCACGCATTGTTCTAGGAAATTATGCTTTTCAGTTCCCTTAGCACAAGCCTTTTCAGTTTCAATCTTCCATTCAGCAAGAATCTGTTTAACAGTCTTACCTCTATATCGAATATATTTACTATAATTTCTATGAGTAGGAGGAACAGGACGACTACCAATATTAGCACAAGCTTCAGCAATAGCTTTCCAATCCTTTTGTTCTACAAACTTACCAATAATAGTAGTAGTAGATATATACTCTCTATCAAGAGCGTCAGTATATTTATGCTTTTCCTCGTCGAAGAAGATCGGCAAGTCTCTGGGTATAATCTGCGTCATAAGCTGCTTTATCAGTAAGTTTAAGAAATAGTTTCTTTCGTAATCGTTCATAGAACGCTTTGTGACGTTCTTTCATATATTCATGTGGTAAAGAAGTCATCTTATTAAAATCAAAACCACATTCAGCATAAATATCGTAAGTTTCAGGATGAATCCAATGTTTACCAAAGGAAGGTATTTCAATCTCTCTATCCACACGTTGCATTGCAGTAAGAATAGACATCCACTGACTATCTGCAATATCATTTAGAAAACGTTCAAAATCTTCTTTATTACGAATAAACGTAAGGAAGTCTCTACACCAAATCTGTTCGGGAGTATAACGTTCAATAAAATGACGACCTTTTTTGGTCTTATAATACATCTTAGTAGGTTCCTTTCTTTTACGATCTACAACTGCAACCATTCTCTCATAAAGTCTCGTGACTTGAAGAGGAAATAACCTAGCACCTTTAGCCATAACAGAATTGGATTAATAAATCACACCACCAATTTGATTAAGAGAAATAAGATTACATTCCCAAAATTCAACTTTACCATCTTCACCAACAATAAGCTTACTACGATCTTTAAGACCCGGACGATTTTCGACAACTCTAAAGTTATCATCACCACCAAGAACATCAATAAGCTTTTTGTCAAGATTTTTAATCTTATGACTTAGAGGTACACCTTTGCCACCATAAGACATATCAAGAACAACTTCACGACCAAGCATATCCGGTAGGACATTGTCAGGAATAGCAATACAATAAGTAGCTTTAGGAACTTCTCTATCGACTTTCATAACATCAGTTACTTCAAGCGGAGACATCTTATATTGATTTGCAATAATAACTCGACCTTCGCTAACCTTAATATTACAAAGAGACCCCGGCGCAACACAAGCTGTTTTAAGATTATTCTTATCAGCTTTAATAGCTTCGATTTTAGTTTGAATTGAATCCATAGTTTAAATAATTTACTTTATAAGATAATCAATGTTAATAGGCACAATCTCATAACCTCTACAAAGACCTGCGTCAGTATAAAAGGTAATATTATACAACATTAACGTAGCACTAACTGTAACAGTGTACATAGTAGTAGGTTTAAAAGGAGGACGGTCTTCAAAAGAGCAAATGACAAAAACGGAAAACCTTTATCCAACACGTCCTCGATATGAAACAAAGTATAAAATGAGAATAACAGAATTACCATTAGTAAAAATAGGAGTACCAACAATAGCAGAGATATTTTCAGTTACAGCATTAGTCAGTACTCCCGATTACATTATGAGTAAAAAGCCACTCACAAAGATATGAATAAATTGGATATTACAAGGGATTACTTGAATATCTTTTTCTAAACTTTATATTTTTCTGTTTCAAAGGCAGTATTCAATAGAAATCTCAATAGTACTAGCGTCTTCACCCGGATTTGCAGCCACGCACGCAGTGCCTTGTTCTTCTAAATGTTTCGAATCAATACGCAAAAGCATTCGCAGTACTACCACATTCATACCTTTGTCTATATACACGTACGCACGTGTGCGCTATGCAGAGCTTTGCGATATATATAAGGATATATATAAAGATTACCAAAGGTAATATCAATGACAGTATTACTACTTCAAATTCGTCCGTCCGTAATATGTATTTTAATTATATTCAAATAAATCTCTTATCACCCTCCAATACTCACCTACTCATATCCCCTCTTATTACCCCCTATAGTCCCCCTCTTTTCTCCCCTTTTCTCTCCCTCTCTTTTCCTCCCTCTTCTCCCCTTTACAAAGCACTCCGAAGCTACTTAAAGTAGCTTTAAATATAATAGTATTACCTTTAGTAAGTATATGCCCTTCTAAGTTCCTTTAAGTATCTTTAGTAATACTTAGAGTAACATTAAGTAAACTTAGAGTATATATAGGAGTTCCACCCCGCTCAATGCAAAATGTAACAAAGCTACGAAAAGCATCTGTAATACTTAGAGTAACAATACTATCTTGAATAGCTTTGCAACTACCAACTCTCGGAGCTTTGTAACAATCAGCAGACCCCAGTAGGGAAGAAGGACTGGTAACGCGCGGAACGTCTGCATTATCACCCGTATTATCAGAGTTAGTATAAGCATCTTCAATGTATTTTGAATAAGCATGAGTAAGATTCATAAGTTTTGCAGTGGTAGAAGTATTTTTAGTAATACTAGAATAACCATGAGTAATAGCAAGGCGTTGCTCCCTTCCACACCTATTTCCCTACTGGGGATTACAAAGCTCATCAAAGTTATTATAAATACCGGTAGTATTAATACTATTACTACTTAGAGTAACTCTGATATTACTTGTAATATTATCTGTAATAGAATCAACGTTACCACATTTCGGCTTACATTTTTGGCAAATTATACACTGAATTTTGAT